CTTCATCGCCGCATCTATCCGTCGCACAATCGACGGTACCGACGCATCACCCGGCTCCGGTCGCAGGGCCGTTCGGGTGCCGCGAAGCACACCATTGATCTCGTTGTAGCGGAAGCCACCATACTCACCGAGTGCACGGGCCTGGTCCAGCGGAAGGTGGTAGGGCACTCCCTGTCGGATCGACTTGGAGACTGGAGCCTTCGCGAGCGCTTCAGCTTCCTTCGCGGCAGCTGCCACGCGATCATCGAACGGCCTCTGTACTTGACGTACAGGCTCTGCGCTAGCTCTAGACGTCGCGGGTACCGACTTGAGCGTGCGCACAGGCGTAGGGGCCTTCTGAGAGGGCTGCGTGGCCCCTCCGAAGCGACGGCTGGTGATGATCTCGCCCGGCTTGATGTTGCGGTACTTCTCCAAGTAGTCGTCATAGTGCCCGGCTACCAAGTTGTTGAGGAATTCCTCTTCGTCGTCCGTCTCCGGCGTCACATAACAGAAGCAATGCGGGTGCGGCTTGGCAGGGACCTCCGTCTTTGGATACACGCCGTCGCGCTTCGGTCCGCCCCCGGCCAGCGAGTTGCAGATGTCGACGCGCGGGTGCGAGCCGGAGAGGTGCCACCGCATCCCGCTCACCCAAGGCTTGTCCTGAACCGAGTCGACTGCTACCGCGTGCGCGGCGTTGTTGATCTCAGTCCTGGCGAGCCGATACGACGCATACCGGACACCACCCGGCGTGAGCGGGTTGATGAAGTCCTTCGCAAGGCTCGCAAACTCCCGAGCCGACACCCCAGCCGCGAGCGCGTTGTTCACGAGCGTCGAGATCGGCCCGTTCAGGCCGCTAGCGGATGTGTAGACGCGCTGCGACAGGGAATTGTAGCTAGCCCCCTGAACACGCGCAATCATCCGGTCTAGGCCACTCCTGGCGGCATCCAACTCAGCATCAGCAATTGCCCGGGCGACGTCCGCCCCGTCGGCGAGCCCAGCACCGAGCAACTTGAAGGCGTCGAGCTGCTCATTGACCTTTAGGACACGGGCAGCCGCTTCCAGCCGCATCGCCGAGGTAATGTCGCCGAGTTTCCGGAACAGGTTCGCCATCTCGGTCTGGATCTCGCGCTTCGCGAGCCGGAGCTGTGCTTCCCGGATCGAGTTGGAGAAACCAGGCCGCGCGACAAGCGCCTTCAGCTGAGCGTTCAGCGCGGTCTGGCTCGCTTTAAGCTGTGCCAGGACCTGCTTGTCGGCTCGCTGCATAGCGATAGCCTGTTGGATCCTCCACTCCTGTGGAGCAGGCGCCACAGCCGGCATGGCTTACGCCGTCGCCGACGCCACCGGAGCCGGACCAGGCACAGTCGCAGCCGCCTCAACTCCGGGCGGGGTGACGGCGATGTTCCCGGCTCCGTCGTCGGTGGGGATCGCACCACCGGTCGCCTCCGCCGCGAGCCGCGACGCCACCGTGTCCTCCTCATTCAGGATCCGCGCCAGCATATCGCTCGGGAATTGGTAACCGAGCTTCGCCGTCAGGTAGGCGATGGCGAACTCTCGCGACATCAAGCTGGCCGTCACGAGCTGGACGACTTCGGCGATGATGCCGGCCCTGTCGATCGGGAGCGGATCGGAGAAGCTATTGGTGATCTTGATTCCTGGCTGAACCTGAACGATCTGCTCCAGCGGCAGCCACTGCGTCAGGAGATCAAACATCAACTGGTCCAGCCGATCCAGCAGTTCGGCTTCTTTCTCCTCGTTCTGGGCGAGGATCGGCGCCATATCGAGCCGAAGCGCTACACCGCTCGCTGCCACCGAGACGTCTACCTCGCCGATCGCTGTGGAGGAGAGCCCCACCGAGCGGTCCATCGAGTCTTCGAGGTACTTGAGGTGGGCCTGGAACGGGACAACACTCGACACACCTTCGACCCGGGCAAGCTTGCTTCCCAGCTTCATCTCTAGCACCACGCCAGGCGAGATCTCCCAGTCCACCTCTTCGCCTGCGTCGTTGACGGGACGAGCAGAGTCCGTCATATAGACACCAAGCCCCTGCAGCGCAAGCGTGATGTCTTCATCGGAGACCGTCTGGTTGATGGCGGCGATGAGGGTCTCGACTCCGGCGAGTTGCGAGGTGCCGTATGGCTCTCCGCCTTCACGGCGGTTCCGGAAGTGGTACACCGGAAGCGTGACGACGCTCGGTGGCAGCGTATAGCCACTCAGCAACGATGTCAGCTCCGGCACCTTGTAGGACGTCGGTACCGCGACAGGCTTGAGCGCGGGGTGCCCAGTCCAACGATCGTCCCAGGCGTTGGTCTCCCAGAACGTCAGCCGCGCGTCGACTCCGCCCGACTCGTTATAGCGGTACTCCATACGTCGCGCGATCTGAGTCGTGCCGTCGTCCGCGTAGATCAGGTCCACAATGTAGACGCCCAGCTTCTCTTCGTCGGAGAGCGCGCTGGTGATCCAGAATACCGAACGGGCCGACAGCTCGGTAATGGCGAGGCGCTTCCCCGGAGCTCGCCCGAGGTTCGCTGTGATGTGGAGAAACGCATCACCCCGCTTCAGCATATTGCGCTTGAGCGAATAGAACTTGCTCAGCAGCTCTTCGCGGACGGCGAGGTTCCCGATAGCCAACTCGACTTCAGCCCGCCCAGCTTCAGCAACCTGGGCCTCTGGGCCGACAGCCGCGACGCTCCAGTTCCAGTCCTTGCCGAGGTATCGGTTGGTGGCCTCGATGATCTTTGCGGCAGACGGCACATAGACGGGTCGATCGTCAGTCCCCCGCATAACCACCTTGAAGGTGTCAGGAACGTTCTTGTACATGTCGTCATAGGCGTCATAGGCCCCAACACGGATCTGGTCATCGGTATCAGTCACCCAGGATGGAAGCCCACGCCCGAGCGCGACCACGACGCTGTTGTACTTATTGGTGGTGGGCATAGCCTCTCCCGGTAGTCGCTAGCGCAAAAGACTCCCTCGCCCCAGGACCTGCCCGCCGACAAGGGGATGAAGTGCGGTGGTCAACCGTGGGCGAGGGAGTCGTCTTTGGAGTCTAAGCCTGGTACACGGCCTTGACGTCGAAGGTGTAGCTGGGGGTGGTACCGGCGATCGTGTAGCTCAGCCGCCAGTACGGCGCCTTGACGGCGAACTGCTTGACGGCCGTGCCCGTCGCGGCAGCCACCTGTGTGAAGGTATCGGACGCGGAGTACCACGTGGTGCCGTCCGGCGACCACTGCACCTGCATGTCGAGTGTCGGCGTGGTGCCGGACTGGGCGGTGACGTTCTGGTAGACGGAAACCGAGCGCGGATCGGCTGGCGACCAGTCGGGCACAGTCACGGTGGTGGAGTTACCCGAAGTCGTCCGGGCAGAGCTCGCCAGAACGGTTGTTGCCTGAACGGACATAGAGGCTCCTTCGAAGATGGTTCGCGATCGCAGGGGTAAGCCTACCTTGCAGCCCCTCGCCGACCGACCCGTGCCCGGCTCTGGCGCGGCGGAGACAGATCCACCCACGGCGAGCCAAAGTGTCCGATCATGAATCGCCCGAGCGCTTCCGGAGTGTGGTCGTCCTTCTTGAGCGGAGCTTCTGGCGCTTCCTGGTTCCGGGCTGCTGCCTCTTCCGCCGTCTTCGGGTAGCGGTAGACGTTGAACTCACGAATGGTCTCCTTGCAACGTCTGTTGATCTGTAGCTGTGGGACCCATTCCTCATGACTCGTGTTGAGGTGTGCTATCTTGGGGTCGGGCTTCAGCTTTCGCCGGATCCACTCTAGCCGATCCGCGATCAATCCGCCCGTTCCGCCGGCAGGCCGAAGCTGAAGCAGGCCCGACAGCTCGCGGGAGCGGTCTGGCTCAGCGGGATCCGGGTAGAACTCCAAGATGCTGGTTGGTGCGAGTCCGCGACTCTGAATCTCGGCTGCTGCCTCGCGAGTCGTCCGCCCCCGCTCATAGTACTCATCCAGGATCCGGATGTTGGTGTTGAACGGATCGACCTGGATCAGCAGCCAGACGAATGGGTTGGTGAATCCATAGTCCAGCGCGGCGTACGTCTTCCAAGCTGGATCGTACTTCAGGTCGGCTACATGGATCTCTTCATCGAACTCCTTGAAGACGCGACCCACGAACTCATTGAAGAGGGCTGCCTCTTCTTGGTTGAAGACTTCTTCCGACAGATCGAGCGCGAGCGCCACGATCTCGGGGTCCAGTCCGAGCGCCCTGCCGACCTTCTCCCAGGTCTTGTCGGTCGCTTTGGCCCATTGCTCATCGGTAATGAGCCAGCGAGCGCCGGAGTCGATCGGCAACCGCTCTGGCAGCATCCGCTTCCGGACGAGTGTCTGGAGCAGTCGGACTGCTGCGTCGGCTTCCGCACCGGCTACACCCATCTCGCGGTACACGTACGGGTTGGCCCACGCGGGAGCGCGCCAGCTCTTCCACTCCCGGCGAAGTGGATCCTGCCCCGCCTCCCAAGCCCGGTAGAACCAGTTCCGGCCTTCGGGTGTGGAGCCCGCATACATCCACCCCTTGAAGTCGGCGAGCGTCGGGCGAATGTACTTCGTCCACGCCGACTCCTTGAGCTTGGCAGCCTCAGAAAGCACCACACCCGAGAGTCCTTCACCAACCAGCGTCTCCGGGTACTTCGCGGAAAGCGCATCCACCATGAACGCGCCATCCCACAGCGAGATGTGCATATCGCCATTGTTGGGGTTGTTGTAGGTCCCTGGGCGATCGAACGGAACGTCCAGACGCTTCAGGCCGTTGTACAGTACCCGGAACTCCTTCTCAGCATCGGAGTACTCCGGGCCGACGATCCAGTACCGGCGCTGCTGTCCGTTCGCGTCCAGTGTCGGCTTCTCGGCATAGGCAGAGAACGCTTTCGGGAGCAGCTTGTGCCCGCCCGTCTGCGACTTCCCGAAGCGCCGTCCGGCGGCCAGTACCTGGAAGCGCGTCCGGTCTTCCAGGATCTCGCGTTGGATCGCATGCGGCCGCCAGCCAAGCGCGTCTCGCCACTCGCGCTCCAACTCCAGCTCGGTGACGGCCGTCAGAGTCATGACCGAATACCTGTCCCCACGAAGTCGCAATGCGGACAGAGCGCGATGCCAGGCGCGAACATGACACCGAGCGTCTTCGGGCTGTTGGAGTAGATCACGAGACCACGAGTACGACCGCATAGCTTGCAGCGCTTATGGTTCGGAACGCCGTGCTGCTTCCTGCTCATGTTGCGAAGCCTCCGGGTAGCTGGTCGGCATGCTCGATGATGAAGCCTGCCGCGTTGGCTTCCATACGCGGCAGACTGTCCGGCTGTGGAGCTAGCGCGATCGCCTCACGAGCGACTCGACGCCATAGCCAGTAAGCCGAATCAGCAGTGACACCAGACCCCTCCAGAACGATCGAAGCGAGCGGAGTGGTGATCTCCACGCGGATCGACTCTGCCACCTCGGCATCGACTTCTGCCCGAGCGGGCGAATCACCATCATCGGGCAGCACGGCATCCGGCATTCGATCCCCTTGTCGGTCTTGATTAGCTGGTGCTCCATCAGTCCTCTGTGAACACTTCGCCCGCTGGAAGGACTTCGAAGTCCACACCCTCCTCCAATTCGAGGTCGACCCCATCGCCGTCTTCGTTCATGTTGCCGTAGACGCGCTGTAGCACCTTCTGCCACGTCTTGACTTCAACCTCGATGGTCTTCTTACCGGCGACCCCCGCACGGTCCAGGATCTGGACGAGAGCGCGAAGGCGATCGGTATCGCCAATGTCCCTTTGGAAGAGCGCCATATGGATTAGCTTCTCGGCGGCTGGATCGGACGCCAGGACCAGACGTCGCTCTGCTGCCTTCCGGACGGACGGAAGCGAGCCACCGTGCGTCAGACAGATGCTCATGCCCTTCGAGTGCAACCGAGCACACTGCGAACCGTACCAAGGGTTGTTTCTCGACTTGATGAGGGCACGACACCGCGCCTCATCGCGCGGTACCGAGCGCCACCGCCGCTCTCGCGTCTCCAGATCGCCACTCTCGTAATTCGGGTAGTACCATGCCTCTTCTTCATACGACTGCGGCGAGCCGTTGTTGTCGGAGCGTTTCCGATAGCCGGTGGCTCCGTTCGGGCCTGTCTCTGGAACGGGATCCGGAACAGCAGTCAATGCGCGCTTACGCGGAGGCATGGGGCTTGACTCCCTTCGAGCCGATCGGTTCGTCGGACCGCGCGTAGCGACCACCATACGGCATCGACGCCGTACCGGACAACCGATGAACAACGAGCTGTGCGATAGGCATAGCGGGTCGAAGGCGGATAGGGCGCGACGTCGCGTTGAAGAACTCCAGCGTCAGCGCGCCCTGGAACCCTGGATCGATCCACCCTGCCGTACAGTGGATCAGCAATCCCATCCGCCCAAGGGACGACTTGCCGTCGACCTGGGCCGCGACTTCACGGGAGAGACCAATCCGCTCGATCGTGGAACCGAGCGCGAACGTGCCCGGGTCCAACGTGTAGTAGCCAACCGGATCCAGCGGGATCTCCCACCGGTCGTAATCCGGGGTTTCGAGCGGATCCAGGAACGTCCCTTCATCCATCGCTCGAAGCGTGAGGAACACGTTAGACAGATGGAGGTCGATCGAGGCTGGCTCGATCTTGGTGGGGAGCGGCTCGATCGTCAGGATTCTGCCCGATCGGATCGCAGCTTCGAGCGAGTGGTCGGACAGCACAGTCATGCAGGCTCCTTCGTCTCGAACGTGACGCGGAACAGCAGCACGTCTTCGTTCTCGATCCCGGGCACCGGGCACGTAACGGTCTCCGATTCGACTTCGAGCCCCGGGTTGTTCTCCTTCGCGTATGCCAGGTTCTCGGCACGAACCGTGTCGTTCCACTCGCTCTTGTTCATGTAGAAGTCGCTCACAGCCGCCTCCGGAAGACAGAACCTTCACCCATAGCCCGCTCGCCGACGCTAGGGGCTGCTGACTTGTGCTGTTCGTCGTTGAGCCGGAGAACGGCGGCAGCCGCCTGCTGCCAGGCTTCGCGATTTGGCTGATCCATAGCGTCCCACTCGTGGTTGGAGAACCACTCGCGATACGCCGGGTGCTCCTCGGCGAAGCGCTCGCGGTACGCCTCGTATGCGATCTTACCAATGGGCTCCATAAGTGGCCTCCTTAGCTTGTGAACCAGAATACTCCGCCAATGATAGGCGAAAGGAGACCGATGGCGATACCCCCGAAGAGCGCGCGGCCTGAGAAGCGAAACTGTCGTAGCTCCCAACCGATCCGCCGCGCGAGGCTCCAGCGCTTCGGCCTACACGCCAGAGCAGTCTCCGCCGACGAGACACGGAAGCAGATCACCGTACCACACCGCTCGCACCTGTTCATGCCGCTACTTCCCCGGTGTGTAGCTCTGTGCCGGATAGCCGACCCGCCCACGGGCGACGTCGAGCGTCTCGCTGCCGTCTGTACCATCGGGGTTCGTCGCATACAGTTCCATCAGCTGCTGCTTGTGATCCTCAGTCCCCCACTGCTCCTCCTGCACCAAACCCGGACCCCCACCAAATTCGCTCTTGCTGCTGCTCGCCATTGCTGCACTCCATTCACTAAACTCTGCTGCTGCTCGAACACCAACAATTCTACTCCAACATCGCTAGTCGATCTTCTAGACGTATTTCTTCTCTCACTCGCGTCCTACGAACGCGAGAGGCGAAACGTCCGAATTTTACGGCGTATTCTCGTAACGTAGAGATGTTTAATAAAATAGAGATATACGTCTACTATAAGATTAACTTCTACTTCTACCAGGGAAAATGCAGCAGACGTATTTGAAAATGAAAGCGTCTGTATGGCGCCTAGACACCCCCAAATGGCGCCTACAACAGCAGTTCAGAAAATTGCAGCAACGAAGATCTAGACGCATTTTAGACGTATTCGGACTACCCAATAGGTCTACCAATAATTGCAACTCCGCGACGCATCCGAACCTGCCGCTCACCGGTCCATTCTTTGTCGACTGTCGTCCCGAGCGCGTTCAGTCGCTTCCCAAACAGGATCTTGGAAAGCTGGTTCTTTTCCTTGATTCCGTTCTCGTCGCACCAGTTCTCATACTCCGCGTAGAGCGCGGACGGCGGAGCGGAATAGCCCTCGCCGATATCGCAGCAATCAGCAATGAACCGGTGAAAGTCCGACATCTCAGCGCTGAACTGCAACGACGCAGCGAGCGCTCCAGCCGGTACCGCGCGAAGGTCAACCTTGTCCTCGGCGTACCGGTTCCAGCCGTCCACCGCCCAGGCCAGGATCGCCTCGCGCGCTTCCGCGACGATTCTTTTCCGGATCTTGCCCGCGTTGTTGTTACGCGGCACATAGACGTCGAACGGCACCACCAGGACCCGATTCTTCAGCGCAGCGTCCGCCCCCTCAATCGTTGGCGTCTCGTTGGTCATGATCCACGGGGTAAAGGCAGGCTGCCGCTCGGTGAACACATTACTCGCCATACCCCGGGCCGACAGCGTGCCCGCTCCGGTGATGCGCTTGACCTGATCGACGTGAAGGTGCTGGAACTCGGACAACTCCTCAGCGATGATGATGCGACGCGGGAGCGCCTTCAGGATGTCGGGTCGGGCCTTATCGTCGGACGACGCGCGGAGCAACGAGGCTTCCATAGGCCCCGCATACCCGCCGAGCGCCGCCAGGATGCCTTCTGTGATGGTGGTCTTCCCTGTCGAGGTCTTCCCGAGCCCGACCACGAGCAGCTGCTCAGAGTTATCACCCAGGAGCGAGTAGCCCACGAGCATCTGCAACCATGTACGCACAGCCTCATCGGGCAGGAACCGCAATAGGTAGTCGTCCCACAGCTTGTGCTTCGCGTCCGGCCGGTACGGGATCCCGGTGTTGAGGGTGAGGTAGTCGTCGGCCGACACGGGCCGGAGCTTCGCCCCTTCGTCGGTCAGCTCCAGCGTCCCGTTCGTGCAAGCCAGCAGTTGCGGGCGGGCATCGAAATCGCCAGCCGACTTGGTGATGCCCCGTCGCGCACGGGCTACATTCACCATAGCCCCCAGCTTCCCCTCGGAGCCGGATGCCTTCTTGTGCGCCTTGAAGGCTTTCACCACCCCCTCGTTGCCCTCGCCTTCGAGAAACGCCAGCTCCTCCTCCATCTGGTTGACTGCCTTGACGGCCCAACGCGCGAGCTGCCCATCGGTATCCTGCAACCAGCTCAGCCCGTCCCACACGTACCACGAGCGATACCCCGGCACCCAGCGCGCCCGGCTATCCGCTACCCGGATCAGCCGGTCAGCGTTGCCGATGTCGTCGAACCGCCAGTTAATGTCAGCCGAGGTCAGTCGGCCGCCACCTGCCTCGCGCTTTGGGCGGAGCGAGCGGATCGAGACACACGGGTCATCATCAACATCCGGGTTTTCGTCAGCGTCGACCTTCTTAATGCCCCGGGCAACGGCTCGCGCCCACTCCTTGCGTGCCGTACCCACATCTGGGCGCCTGTCAGCTACCGCCGCGAGAAAGACGTTGCGCAACTCGGTTAGGGCCTTAATGACGCCGGTATGCCCCGCCTTCGCGTCCCCGAGCACGGCCCACACAGCGTTCCGGCCTTCGTCGTGCGCGCCACCGTCGTCGGATGCCTGCCGGATCTCGCGGGTGTACTTCGTAACCGTCGCCCGCATCGAGGTGCAGATCTTCCGGGGATCTGGCCGGCACTCTAGCCACTCCTGGATGTCGTCCGGCGTCAGGTCTTCGGACACCGCCCGCTCGCGCCACTTGATACCGGAGGTGAGTCCTTCGACCCACTCAGCAGGCAGCGCAACAATTTCCTCCGGCCCGGGGAACTCCTCCGGCGAGTCCACCATCTGAACCTCGCCGTCTACCTCCACCTCCTTCCGCCACCCGTAGACATCTCCGGTCTTATCATGGATGGATGGCGCTACGATGGCGAATCGATGATCCCAGCGGATCAACTCGACGCCCTTACCCTGCGGAAGCTCACCCGGCCACGACAGGCCCTCGGGAATCGCAAACAGCCGGATCCCCGATATGCCGTCCGTCTTCGACGTCGTCACCCAGGTAGGCGGCAGTGCACCCCACTCCATCTCCGCCCGTGCGAGCGTCTCATCACCCTTCTTCTCGCCGTACGCATCCACATCGATGCCGAGAATGGTGCGGGGCAATCGGACTGCGACGTTTCCGGGCGGGTAGTTGAGCTTGCCTGCGTTGGCGCGTGCCTTCGGCCGGATCCAGGCAGCCACAGTCTCCCGGTCCATATACCGACCGGCCTCGCCGGTGGTACCATCCGGTACCGGAAACTTCTGCTTGTAGGGCAATGGGATCGGGGACCAACCAGCTTCGAGGTACCCGATTGCAGACGCCTGGTATGGAGTTGTCATCTATCCCCGCTCAAAGGTTCGGGAAGACTTCGGCACGGAGTTTGGGCTGAGTCTTCAGGCGCTTCAGGAACGTGATGTTGTGTCGCAGCGCATCCCTCGCATGCGGGAGTCCGGCCGTTCGATCCCAGAAGCCCCAAGCCTTCAGCCGGAAATCCGTCACCGTCGTCATAGCCAACTGAGCGTTCTGCCGATGGACTCTGCGTGCCCTCCCATGACGCACCATCTCATACCGGAACGCAGCATTCAGGCGGACAAGCGATAGCAGCTCCTCATCTTGCCGAAAGTGTTGCAGGATAAAGTGTTCCGTGCCGACTGCCGCTCCAGGCCATGAGTCGGCAAGATCGAGCATCGCATCCACATGGTCGAACTCGGAGCCGGTGAACTCGCCAAAGGCGAGATGCTCGATGTTGTCTAGGACGCGAACTGCGGGGTCCACAAGAGCATCCGGGTGGACGGAGATAACCGCCCACCCGGAGGTGCCACCTGGGTCGTACCAGACGACCGTTGGATCTCCCGACGTCCCATTGTACAGAACGTCCTCTTCTTTCATGCCCAGTCGTTTCCGTCAATGTCGAAGTCTCGCCCGGCCATACGGATCGGTTCGCGGACGACCGGCTCAGCGATCGGCTTCCGATCCGAGTGGGGCACGCAGTCCGCCTCGCACTCATGGCCTGCCGGGTGCGGCGAACGCGGCACGAGCCGGTACTCCAGCCGCCATTTCTTGAGAAGGGGCTCGATCGGTTCACCGCTCGGCAGCCTCGCGATGTCGCCTGGCTTCCACGACAGCACGAACATAGTGTGAAGGATCGACCCGCCAGGACCGACGCCGGACTCGTTGGAGTTGAACAGATCCTCAATCGCCCGGACGATCTGGGCCTCCGAGCCGTCCACCGCCCAGGTCTCGGGCACGCCGAGTTGGAGGGTGATAGCAGCCCTGCGGTACTTCGGCGACGGCGGGTCAGCGAGCGGACTAGACGTCATTGGTATTCCCCTTACCGCGTGCGATGATGAAGTCTTTGTAGAGTCGGTTGGCGGCCGTTAGTTCGTGGTTCGCTTTCAGCGAATACGACAGCGCCTCCTCCGCCGCGCCTAATCTGTTACGCGCCTCCTCCAGCTCCGCCTCCAGGATCACAATCTGGTTCTCCAAAAGGTTCTGCTCTACAATCCGCGAGTCCAGCTCGCGGAACATCCATGCCTCTTCGTTCGTCGCCGGACGGGTCGACTTGGGTTTGCCGTCGCCGTCCAGGATCTGCATCCAGCGGTTGTTTCTATCGACTGTTACGCGAAGTCTCATTTGCACACCAACCCTATGAGTACCAAGTTGAGAATCAGGCAGATCGCGACTGGATAGAGCCCGAGCCAATCCCACAGAGGATCGCGGCCAACATACTGATGCATTGCCCACTCCTCCTCACTTCCCGGGATCGGCCGGAACTCGATCTCTTCGTGGTCTCGCGATACTAGACGGTTCACCGGCACGACGTCTCCTCCCTCTATGCGGCCTTCGGAGCGACGTCCCTACCCATGTGCGGATCAGTCCCATTGCTACGAACTTCGGACGTCCCCAATCCATCAGGAGCGTCCGCCGAGACCTACCTAGCTTCACAACTCGGCGACAATCCCAAGCCCTGAAGCAGACTGGACACCGTTCGTAGGCGCTCCAGTCCACTCCCACCCCCGCTAGTCCTCTCCGCGTGATCGCATGATCTGTCGCTCAGCCTGCGCCCAGCCGAGTGCGAGGTTGGCTACCTGAATCAGCTCTGTGTAGAGGAGGGAGTGGTGACCCGGGCCAAACTTGTCGTATGTGAAGATCTGCGAGACTTCGCCGACCTCTTCGCCGAGGTTGGCGAGCTTCTGGAGGTATGGCAGCGCAGGATTCAGGTTGGTGTTCTCGAAGCCGTGCTTCAGGGTTGCTCGAATCGACTCCGCCTGAACAGCCTCCAACGTCTCCGCATTGATGGACTCGCCCGGCATCAGGCCCCACCCCTTAGGGTGCTCTACTTTATCCATTACTCGTCCTCCCATGGACATATGAATGCGCTGCTGCAATACTCTCCGCTTGGCCAGCGCTCGGTGTTATCCTTGAAGAGCCGGAATATCACGGCGTCCATCCGACGGCAGTCGTCCTTCCGGATCGCGACAATCCGCGCATATCGTTGATACGGCTCCAGCGGATGTCCGATGATGTCTCCGAGCGCTATCGAATCCCCGGGGCGCTTGGGCATCAGTTACCCCTTCTCGCTGCTGTCGGGTCAGCGGCCCACTCGCTGTTGTTGATGGCTCGAATACCCAGGCTCACGTAAGCATCCTGGTCCCAAAGAGATGAGGGCCGTCCGGCCTTCGCGTTCGCCTCCACGCGCTCGCGGATCGTGCAGCCCCGGTCGAACTTCGCCATGAAGCCGCACTGCCCCTTCTGGTAGCAGACCGGCCGAAGGTGATCCGCGATGTGGCCGAACTGCCACCATGTAGCGTCGCCTGTCGGGTGGTGCGAGCCCTTGAGGTCGTCGGCGTACGACCGGAGTGCCTTGACGACTCCCGCCATGACATGGCGCCATTCGAACTGCGCTTGCGTACACAAGCGGAGTCCGGCAACGTGCAGCAGGCCCCGGAGATCGAGCACCCAGTGCAGCCGTGTAGTCATCGCGTGCGGCATGAGTCCGCGCGCATCCTCCGCCGGCATGCCAGAGTCGATCAGAATCTGGTACGACCGCTGTGCTGTGATAACCGCGTCGTCCCAAGCGTCACGCTGCCGCCCGTAGACATCCCAATCCGCCCCTGTCGTGTAGCCCGTGACGGTCGGCTTCGGTTCGGAGAGCGACGGCGGTAGCGCCACGCGGTCGGGCCACTCTTCGCCGTCCGGTACCGCGAACCGCATGGACTCCTGCGCGAAGAACGCCTGCCGCTCGCGCACCATCTGGTGCGTGAAGGAGCGCGTAACACCTTCCACCAGGAAGTGGAACTGAGCCACCTCGAGCGGCCCCTGCAGCTCCGTCACGAACATGTCGGCAAAGGCGCCCCGCCGTTCGTCGTCGGTGACGTCGGCGAGGCTCCGCACGACCTTGCCGGTATACATCGCGTAGAGGGCTGCGAGCGACCCCAGCGGATCCGGCGTGGCATTGAGGAGCGTGACGCGCGGACCTTCGCTCGCCTTCAGCGGCTCGCTCCGGAACATCGCAGCGTCCGCCCAACGCTGAACCTCGGTGCCCTTGGCCTTCTCCTCCTTGATCAATCTGCCATCATGTATCGCCTTGTGGAGATCGCTCAGCTTCCTGTCCTCTGGCAGATTCATTGCTTCCAACAGATTCTCGCGGTGATGGTTGGAGATGTGGAGCCGCAGGTAAGAATCCTGCCAATGCTCAACGTCGCGCATCCCGTCGCCGTGATCATGATCCGTCTTGTTCTGCATGGTCTCCTCCTTGGTTGTGGGAAGGCTCCGGCGGTGGAGCTTTCCGTGGAACTCCTGGAGACCCTGAAGCCCTCCGGGCTGGTGATGGGTGCCCCAAACCTCCGATTCCGCGAGCCGGTGGTCTCGGATGAGGTGGACCGCAAGCCCGTCAATCCGCATGGCCTCGTTGTGCTGGGCGTACGTCTCAGCCTCGTTCTGCATGGTACCTCCGCATTACTTCCCGTCGAATCTCGTCATGGTCGGGGTTGTAGGGGTTGGCCATCACCGCAAGGCACCAGGCGATCCCGCGCGCCTCGCCGACGACTTCTGGCCGTTGGGTCCTGGCCGTCATCAGTCCGGCGGTTAGCTCGCTCAGTCGACTCCAGTACATCTCATTGATCGACGGACCTGGCTTCACCGGATAGCCCCGGGCGAGCGAGTCGGGTAGTGATGCCGGCGACTGGCGCGAGGATCGCGCGGAGCTGGCGCGTCGCCTGGTAGAGCTCATGGGCTTCCTCCGCGTCGCAGATGTTATCTATGATGGCGTTCGCCTCGGATTTGTTGAGCACCAACATGATGATCTGCGTGTCGGTCTTGCCGAACTCCTCCATACCGACCGCCGTCACCCTCACGGCTTGAGCTTCGGGGTAGGTACGGCTTCACCGGCTGTGCCGTGTCGTCGGCAGAAGAACGGACCGTCACAGTCGGCACACGCAGGCGGCATCGGGACGTGTGTTGGATCGCGGAACTTGGCCCCCTCGTTGAATGCGCTTGTTAGGGCACCCTCGCGCTCGCTAAACCAGTTCTTGACGTCCCTGAAGAAGTCGCCAATAGTCGGCGGCGGAGGGGCCATCAGATCCGCCACCGCTCGCTCACCGATCGTCGTCGGAGGGTCGATCAGGTCTGCCATCGTCCGCAAACCGATTGCGATGATGTTTGGCTCCGCCTCAGCAGCGCTCACCTTCGCCCACTCGCCTGTAGTCTCGTCTAACTCAGACAGTTCATAGCGGAACTTCTTCATACCGACACCTCTTCTTGCTCGTACAGGTTCCAGGATTCCCATTCGACATCGAGGTCGGCCCCGATGCCCGTGAGTGCCCCTGCGGACTTCAGGTTGTCGAAGGCGAGTGCTGCCATGGGAATGGCATGCTCCTCAACCTCTTCGGGCGGGTAGACGACGGACGCCAATGGATCACGCCAGAACGCGATCTCGGCTACCGTCAGTTCAACAGGCTCAGCCTCAACCACGAGCTCGCCGAGCTGCGCGTCATCAACGTACGTGTCGATGATGCCATAGCCCGCTGTAGGCTCCTGCAGGATCGCTGCGAGGTCGGTGCTTGGTTCGGGTTGCGATTCGGGTGCCGAAGTCTCCTGGCCAATGCTAGGGGCCTGCAACGGCACGTCCTGGGTCGGGGCATCGAGTACGCGCGCCGGTAAGCCTGCCTCCATCGCCACCACAGGGCTCGCGAGGATCTGCGCGTAGCGGTCGGTCGCGCTCGGCGCTCGCACGAGCGCGAGCCGTCGCGTCGGCGCATCCCGCAGCATCCGTGCGCGCTGATCTCCGGTCAGCAGCCACTCGGCAGTCTCGCCGATCCCGCGCATCGCTCGCATCTCGCGCTCGGGTCGGACCGTCCGGTTGGCCTTCTGCTGTCGGAGGATCATGAACTTGCCAAGGAGCGGTCCGCCCAGGATTAGGCCGATGCCAAGCATCAGCGAGCCGACCAACAGAAGATCGCGCTGGACTTCGCTAAGGTCATTCATCACTCGTCTCCTGACTCAGGTAGTACAGTTTGTCAACGTAGACGCTCGCACCGAAGCTGTTGCGAGACTTCTTGCCGACCGCGACGATCACAGACTCGTGCGGGATGATTGCCTCCAGATCCCGCTTGAACCTTGGGTAGAACTTTCGGTGTACCCGTACGTAGACGTCTTCGTCGGCATCATCGTAGCAGTGCAGCACACAGCCGGTCGGCAGGTGCGGGTCCTTCATCCGTGCTTTGATTGCCTCCAGATCATCGCCCGTTCGGGCTCGCTCATCCTCGATGAAGTCTTTGTACTCCTTCAGCCGCACCAAGCCTATGAAGACTACGCGTGCTGCAGGTCTTGCGTCTAGGATCTCTTCACTGTTGTGGGTAGGGGGAGGCAGGGGAATCTCGCCGTCACGGAGCGCATTCTTCACCAGACGGAGAGTCTGCTCGATCTTCAGCAGACCGAACGGGTCGGTCTGGTCTACGGCAGCGATCTCGGCCATGATCTTCGGACCGATGCCGTTGACGTTGATCAGGTCTTCCAGCTCCATTTCATAGTCTGTGCCCAAACCATGGACGGTGTCGCGGTACTCCATCACAGCCTTTGCCTTCGCTCCGCCGATCCCCGGCACCTGGAGCCAACCGGCAACGATGCCGCCCCGGCCGTCCGGCTCCCAGTCCCTCCCTGAGACCGGCGGGTCGATCCCGCGCACCTCCACGCCGTGCCGCGAGGCATCTTTGATGAGCGCTGGCCAATGCTCCTTCTCCGACTTCCGCAGCGCGGCCGTGTAGAACGCGACCGGGTGGTGCGTCTTCAGCCACATCGACCAGTAGCCGATGATGGCGTATGAGGCTGCGTGGGCATACACGAATGAGTACGTGGCAGACGTCACCAGACGGCCCCACATGTGCATCGCGTCTTCTTTGGAGATACCGTGCTCTGCTGCGCCTAGCACGAAGTCGCCTGCGCTCTCGTTGAACTGCGCCTCGCCGAGTTTCTGGGATATGATGCGGCGGATCTCGCCGACTCTGGTAACCGGGATCTTGCCGATCTCCTTGAGGGCAGCCAGAACTTGCTCCTGATAGATCACCTGCCCCTTGGTCGACTGCGTGATGCGGTCCCAGAGCGGGTGGAGTAGTTCGGGCTGCTTCTTGCCGTGCTTGATGTCGATGTAGTCTGCCGTCGTTCCGGAGAAGAGCGGGCCGGGTCGCGAGAGTCCATTGATATCAACGATCTCGCCGAAGTTGGTTGGCTTCACCTCGCGGTTGATGATGCGGGTCGCGCGGCCTTCGAACTGGAAGATGCCGATAACATCGTTGCGGGTAAAGGCTTCAACGACTTCCGGAAGGTCTAGTGGGAGCGCGTACAACTGCTCCAAGGTCAGGCCCGCAAGCTCAAGCGCTATCCGGATCAACCCCATCGTGGAGAGTCCAAGGAAGTCCGCTTTCATCAGCCCGAGATAGGCGGCATCTTTCTTGTTAACAGAGACCACCGTTACGGCAGTCTTTTCCTTGGTATCCTTATCGATCCGCTCGCGCGTGTAGAGCGCGCAGATCTCGTGGATCGGGGTATTCGCGATCACCAGGCCGGCAGCATGGACTGACATGCCCCGGTAGTTCCCCTCCAGACGGGTCGCCTTCCAAAGGTCAGGGTACTTGTCGAAGATGGCCTTCACCGCTGGGAACATCTCGACGGTGTCCATCAGTCCGGCATCCGCCCGGGAGTCTCCGCCCGAGCGCTCGATCACCATCGCCGCAGCAGTATCAATGGCGTACTTGGGGATTCGCGGGAACACACGACCGACGTCCTTAAGGGCCGACTTTCCCCGGTACTTCGTGTAGTTGGCGATATTGCCAACACGGTTCTCGCCGTACTTCCGGACGGCATACTCCCGGACGATCGGCCGTCGTTCGTCATCGAAGTCTGTGTCAATGTCTGGGATGTCGTCGCGGTCGGGTGCGATGAAGCGCTCGAAGAGCATCAGCGGATGCTGGAGCGGATCGACCTCTGTGATGCGGAGTAGGTAGCACACGAGCGAGGCAGCCGACGATCCACGGCCCGGCCCGACCGCGCAGCCGTGCTCCTTTGCGTAGGTGATGATGTCCGAGGTCATGAGGAAGTAGTCGATGAAGTCCTTGGACGCAATGAGATCCATCTCATGCTTCAGCTGCCGGACATACTCTGCCTGCCGCGCTACCATGTGCCGGTTGCCCTGACGGACTCGATAGGCCCAACCCTCGCGCAGCCACTTCCAGATTAGATCGAGCCCCGTCGCGACCCCTTCATCAAGCGGATACCGGAGGCGTTCGGCCTTCGGTAGGACCACCGAGCAGCGAGCCGAAATGTCGTCGGTTGTTCGGAGTGATTGGATTGCAGCCTTTTTGCTGAGACCAGTGCCCATCGCTCGATCGAGCGCCACGCGGTCAGAGATAGGGTGAGTGAGACGGATGCTGTACTCCCATCCAGCCTCCTGAGCCGCCACGCTCCCCGCACCACGACCTGCCGCATGCAAGATGACCTGCATCTCGTTGTCGTCGGCTTGTGGGTAGTGAACATCAGCAGTCGAAACCAGGGGGATTCCAGTCTCACCGCTCAGCCTCTCGTATGCCTCGTTGATCGTTCGGGTCCGTTCCAATTCCGGAAACATCTGCGTCTCCAGGTAGTACCGATCCCCCAGTAGACGCTTGAACCCTAGCGCCGTGCGCTTCGCTCGGTCGTAGGATGCATCCTCGACCGCAATACTCTTCCCGCCCAGCAGAGAGCACGCAAGGAGCGAGTCTGAACAACCCGAAGTCACGATAAGACCTTCGTGGTGATCCGCGAGCATCCGTCCGCTCACCGTTGGCCATTGGTAGAACCCTTCCGCGTAGCTGCGGCCGACGATCGCCATAAGGTTCTGGTATCCCGTCTCATTCATGGCGAGGATCGTCATGTGGAACTTGCGGCGTTCGGCCGGGCCAAGCGCTGTGTATGCCTCCAGGCCAAAGATGGGTTTGATGCCGGCCTTGTTTGCGGCCTTCTCCAGCTGGACGTGCGACGATACGTTGCCGTGCTCGGTGAGCGCGAGCGCTCCCATTCCTAGCTCCGCCGCGCGCTCCACATGCGCAGCCGGAGAGCCGAACCCATCCATGAAGGAGTAGGTGGAGTGGTGGTGGAGGCTGACAAACTTCACTGCTTCTGCTCGTCTACTGGAACGGTGAATGGTGAGATTCCCGGCATAGCCATCAGGTGCTCGTGCCCGACCGTGTGGAAGTGGCCCTCTTCTCCACAGGCGTCATCTCCTATCGAGCAGGGCTCCAGGACCGGACGGCGAACTGTTGTGCCACAGGCGTTGTGCGTGGCTACCCAATCAGGCGTGCAGGGCACCCAGTAGGCATTGAATCTGCTCATGCCGCTGGCCTCCGGAAGTAGATCCACCAGCAGCCACGGGGAGTGTTGATCGCGATACCCGAGAAGTTCCGCCAAGAGACATCCCATCGCATCAGAAGCTGCCCGCCCGGACCAGAGTAGAGCGGCGTGATGCCCTTGCGCATCATGAGGTACGGACGATCCTTCGGGAAGCGCTTGATGTTCATCCCGCACGTACCGCTTTCCAGTATGCCCACTTCTTTCCGTCATTATCGGTGACGAAGCGAGGCGTTAGCCATAGCAGCTTCATGCCGGACGCCACGAGCCGTTCAGTGAAGTCCATCAGGAAGTTGTATCGTTCGTCGGGGTCCTGCTTGATCCAGAGCCACTCATCGAACGGTATCCGGTGCCACTGCCTGGGGCCGGTAATCGGTACGTAGCGGTTATAGGTACCGCTCAGACGCATGTACCGCATACCATCGACTTCGGCAACTCCATCCAGCAGGTTTTGCATGTCGGACGCTGGAGCGGAGCTATCCTCTGCTCCTCCGCGTCCTGTCGTTCGTACCGCTCCAGACTTTCCCCAGTCACGTTCCACAGAACAGTATCCTTCGCATCGACGTTGGTGAGATCGGGCACGCAGTCTACATGCTCTGGGCGCGACGTCGCGCCGTGCTGGATCATGTCGCCCTTAACGATTCTCGTCAAGCACCTCGGACAGTCTCCGCTGCTGAACTCAGCAACCCATGCAGCAGAAGGCGCAGTCACGCGCTCCGCCTTCCTAGGCCCTGGCGCGGACTGTTCTTGTACCCAGTCGCCCAACGCATGTACATCTGTTCGGCTCCGGCGAGCTCTTTGCTCTTGGAAGAGGAGCCCCACCGGAGCTGGCCGATATGCTTCCGTGTCTCTGGGCTGTACGGCCGGTACCGATCCGAGGTAGACGTCACAACGTCCTGGACTGTCTCGTGCAGCCCTTGGTAGAACTTGTTGCGCTCCTCTTCGGCCCACGCGAGGCACTGGTCATATCTCGCATCGTCGTCAGGTAGCGAGTCCAGAACCTGGCCACGGTTCGGGCTCCAGGTATATGCCCGCGCTTGCAGATCCTGCTTCTGTCGCTTACGGAAGGGCCACATTGCGTACCTCCGGTAGGGCTTCGGTTATCCACTCGCTGAGCTCTTCCCAGTCGCGCTCGATGCGCTCCTGCTTGAACGTCTTCGTCTCCTTGCTCCCGCGCATCGCCCAGGCCGGGTGATACATGCCGATGACGTACCGGCGCAGCTCGCCGACCTTCGTGGCATACTCATACGGGCAGCCCCGATTGAGGCTGGCGCCGAGACCCATCAACCCCCGGTTAGGATGCATCGCGTTAAACGCCGTCGCTCCGATGAGGATGGTCAGGTCGGGTTTGATGATCTTCCATTCCTGCCGAAGTGCCTTTTGGGCGTGATACGTCTCCAAGAGCGACGGCGTACGGTTGCCTTCCGGTCGGTACTTGACGACGTTGGTGACGAATACCGTCCGACGCGCGAGGCCCGCCATTCCAAGAAGCTGGTCAATAACAGCCCCTGAAGGCCCCACAAAAGGTCTTCCCGCACCGTTCTCCTGAGCGCCAGGAGCCTCGCCGACGACCATAACGCGAGCAACCTCTGCTGAGTCACTGCTGTCGCCTCTCACGAGATGGATTCCCGGCTGCCGGAGGTGATCCCAGAAGTCGTCCGTCTCGATATCGTCATAGACGTCCAGGAGCCGCATCCATTTGCTCATAGTCCACGGCTCCGTTCCAGTGTCAGGATGACATGGAGCGCTCCCCCATAGTTGTTCTCGCTCGGCTTGAGGGTTCGGCTGTCGACGGGGGTTTGCTTGCCCCGAGCGATCCCTGTGACGTGCATCCACCCGAGACTCCAGTACCATCGGACGTCGCGCGTTTCCATCATAAGCAGCCCGTACGGGCCGGCAAGCTCCCACTTGCTCATTGGATCGGCCGATAGCGATGTACGTGTCGCTGGCCGGGTGTCAACATCCTGCGATAGTCCACGCACTCATCATCGCAACAACGTCGAAACCAGTCCTGCAAAGAGGCTGAGTAGTCCGTCGCAGATGAGGAGGGTGGCGCCGAATACACCGACGAACGTCCAGAGGGCATCTCCCGGTCCAGCATCTCGATCGCCAGGAAGCAGTGCCCAATCAAGTCCATCAAGACCTCTCGCGGATTCTCCCGCTTCAGACGCGTCTCGTCCCCCTCCCACATGAAGGGCTTGAGTTTCTTGACCTTTCGGTGCAGATCGCCCCACTGACCGGCCAGGCCCGTTTCGTCGGCTGCGCCAGGCCCGTACTCTGTGTAGGCGACCAGGAACTGCTTCCACCACTCGCGGACGATCATCGAGAGCTGTTGCAGTTGCGGCTCCGTGCCAGAGGTCGACTGTGGTGCGCTCATCCAGTTGTACCCATCCTCGTGTGGTCCTTGTGGTGTAGCCGCGCCAGTCTGCTCGGTTACGCTCATCGCGCCGATCCCCTGTCATTATGTTGCCTTCTGTAAAACATCCGGATGAAAGGATCTCAGACTACCGCCTTCTCCGGGATGGGTCTAGGGGTTGACTCAGACGGCTTTCAGCGTTTCCCAGTACGCCTGATGCGAGTGTCCGAGTCGGTTCCAGGCGCCATACCGCCCGAGCCGTACCGTCTTCACCTTGCGGTTGCCGAGCCAGCAGTCACACGTCGTCGCGACAGGCTTCAGCACCTCCGCTACGTCGTCCACAGGGGGCCGCGAGTGCTCCGGCCACTCCACAGCAGCGTACCCAGAGATCAGCGAAGCACGGTACCATGCAGGCGCAGGGTTGGCGTTGTAGTGGATGACGTTCGGTTCGACGGACGGTCGCGGCGCGAACACGCCGCGCTCCGGCGCATCCCCGATCGCCCAGATCCGCCGGACGTCGAACGCGTGCCCGACCTCCGTCCCGAGGCAGATGTCTGGTGCCGGTACCGTCGAGATCAGCACGTTCGGCTGGTAATACTTGATGATGTCCGGGATGTCCTTTGCCGAAAGCGCCATGGGAACGATGGAGGGGTGGTACATGTCCCAGGCCCTGTGGTATGCCTTGCGGATATCCCATGCCGGGTAAACACCCACTAGCGAGTCTTTGCTGATGCCCTTCCGATTCGGCACGGTCGGCCCATAGACCTTCACAAGGTAGTCGTCCAGCTCGCCGTCCAACCGGTACTCGACTGTGAATGGGTTCGATCCCGTTGTCAGGCCCGGAATCTCAGAGTGCAGGTACTGCGCGCCGTACATCTCGCTACGCCGCTTCTTGCTGATGATCACAACCTCGGCACCCTGCCGCCTCGCCGCGTGGGCGGCAAAGAGTCCGGCAGGCCCACACCCGAGCACCACGACTCGCTTCATGGTTTGTACTCCCATTCGATCCGCCCGACCGCGCCGCAGCCGGAGCATTCGACCCGTTCTGGGCCGTCGTCGTTCGGCGGCCATATGCACATCATTCTCCAGCACTCGTGCTCCTGGAACTCTGGTGGCTCCCGGACATCCTGCCCGGCGACGAAGGACTGCCGGCCGTGGTCTCCGGTTAGCGCCTCATCGACTAGCGTCTGCTCCGGCATTGGCCGCCTCGCTCGGCGCCATGCCTGGTAGGTCTCGCCTTCTTCAATGCTCATGGTCGTAGCTCCCCGGCCAGTTCTTGTGACAGAATTCGTGCCAGGTGCTGTACACCTTGCGGTTCCCGGAAAACTGCGCACCGCCCCGGAGCGTCTGCAACCCGCCCCAGTCATTCTCACGCAAGTGCCTGTGCTCTAGGTGCTTGTGGAATGTCTCGTCGTCCATGTCGTACTCTGGGCGGACTTTGATGATCTCTTCGTACTTCCCCATATCTCTCCAATCCGGCGGAGCAAAGAGGGACCGTCCCCGCCGACCCGAGAACGGCCCCTCAGTCTACTTCGGACGATCCCTAGAAGGGAGTCTCGCCGTCGTCGTCGGAGTCGTTGCTGTCGTCGCTGCCGGAGGCGTCTTCAGCGACCGGCCGGAGGAATCGACTGATCTCCCCGCGCTCGTTTTCGCTGTTGTCCTTGCCCTTCTTGACGGTAGCACGCACGTAGACGTCGCGAGTGAAGTCGACCCGGCCGATCTTCGTGACCATGTTCTCTTTGTCTACGACGGTTCCATCCCAGTCCTTGCCGGTCGCACCGAGCGCGTCAAGCCACTGCTTGATCTTGAAGTCCGTCGACTCACCGTCAACGATGTTTTCCCAGTAGGGGCAACCGTTGTACTGCTTCTTGTCCGAGCGCGGGTCATCGATCCGAGCGAAGACCTTCAGGCCCTTCGAGCCGGTGCTGAACTTGACGTACTCGACAGACTGGACCTTCAGCCGGAAGACACCACGCGAGGGGATCGGCCCCTCATATGGCGCATACTCCTCATCCGATTCCATGCCGTCGACGTCGGTCCCTTTGACTGACCATGTAACCTTGGGCACTGTCACTCCTCCTTATGCCGCACGCTTACGACGCACGGGCTTAGGCGTTTCCTCTTGCGTTGCCTCGGATTCTTCACCGACACCCGAACCTTCGATCAGCGCGAGATGCCCCGCGAAATCGAGATCGTCAGTAAAGGTCCCGAAGCAGTCGAACTGGTCCTTGGCGATGTACCGGATATCGCGTTTGTTGTCATGGTACGGCTGCCAGAGGATCCTGCGAACCATCTTCTGGCCTTCTTCTGTCTTGACCGACCGCATCTCCATGTAGCCGACGGCATTCATCAACCCCATGACGTAGTTGGCGATCGGGAAGCCCTTGTCAGCTCCTCCAAGGATTGTCGGCATAAGCCGCCGTCCGCCGTCTTTATCCTCAACGTCCATGGTGTGAGCGATGAAGATGGTGTTGATTGGATAGTCGACTACCCGCTCCACCCAACGCTTCAGGCTGTTCTGTTGCTTCTGGTAATCCTGAATCGCAGGGATATCAGGGTCTCGACGCGGGTTGTCCGCGACAGCCTTGTCCAGAACCGAATTCTGGTTCTTCTGCTGAATGTTGGATATGGTGTCGATGATCGCCCACTTGCGGTGGTCGAACTTTCCGGCCTCCAGCTGGATGAGCCAGTCATTCGCATCCGACCAACTCTTGATGCGGATCAGCCCGACACCTCGACGACCTTGGCGCTTCGCCGAGATCGCACCCGGCTCAGCGCTGACAAGCTGTGGTTCCGGAGCGCCAGTAGCCCAGACGGTCTTGCCTTGCCCAGGCCAAGCATGGACCAGTATGTTGATGGACTCCTCAAAGTCCTCCAGCGGAACCTCTGCAACGGCTCTAGCCATCACACCTCCTCTCCTGCCTCGTTGGTCTCGTTCATGGAGATGATGCGAGCATCGACCTCAAGCAGGCGCTCTTCGATATAGCCCGCATCAACCCCGCTCACCCGCCCGAGCGCGCGGAGGCGCCGGATTCGAGACAGAGCCGTGGCCACCTCCTCACGCCCGAGCGTCTTCATTGACCGCATCTCAACCGCCGTGCACCCGGCAGAAGCGACCCGGAGTCCCATTCTTGCAACGGGTACCGGACTTGGTTTCCTCTTGGCACCGGCCGTCGTACTCCGGCGTAGCGTCTTCGTCCTCCATCTCGAAGGGCACTGGAGCTGCCGGTGCCGCGACCGGGGCAAGACTGAGAAGGCGCTCCGCCTCCGCCCGAGCGTGCTCGCAGTCCGGATCGCGGACCGTCTTCGCCTCGAAGTGCGCGACCCGATCGCCGTACTTCGGGTGCGGTACCTTCTCGTGAATGACCTTCCAGCAGCCGCAGTGCTCGCGCTCCGCCCGAGGCTTGTGGCTGTCGTGCCTGACGAATGCCGATGCGCCCTGCGAGCGAAGGCCCTTCTTCGCGAGTGCGCCGAAGATCACCTGCTTGAAGCTGTTGCTTACCATGCTACTCCTCCGTGCTCTTGCGGTGATCCGCATACGGATCACGGACTTCATACATGGACTCGCGGTACTCCTGCGCATCTCCTGTGCCCTCATCCAGGATGCACATATCGAAGAACTGGCAGAACGTGCAGTCAGGCGTTTCGTTCTTGGTGAGGAGGAGCGCGCCCGATCGGTACTGGTCCATCAGCACGGCGTCTGTCTGGATCCGCCCGTACTGCGTCGCGCGCTCCGCTTGTGTCCGGTGCACCTCTTCGCGATGGAAGAGCGGCGATTGCTGCTTCTTGGACACCTCGCCCCAGACCTGGATACCTCGGGCGTTCGCCACGGTCTCCAGGGCTTCCAGCTTCATCTTTCCCAGCTCTGCTTCGCTTCTGTGGTCAACATCGGCGAGCGCTTTTATGTAGTCTGCCTTGAGGGGATTGTTGTGCCGGTGGCCGGTCGGTCCGATCGGGCGAGGATCCGGGAGCGCCTTACGGAGGAAATTGTATGTGATCCCATAGAGCCGTTCCTTTGGGCCGATGAGACCTTCTTGCCGAAGGTGCGGTTGGGCAACGAGAAAGTAGCTACCTGCCTGCGGGTCCAGCGGCAGGTGCGTCACCTTGATGCTGGCGGCCGTTTTGTGCTCCCCCAACATAACCCGACCAGTCGCGAGGTCACGATATACGAGGTCATAGGTGAAGCCATAGATGGCGAGTAGCTTGCCTGGGTCGTCGGGGTCCAGGATATCCACCTGGCCCGAACGCTCCGGCTCGATCACGCTCCAGGAGTCGTCGCGGCCGTACTGCTTGACATAGCCTTCGAGCATCGCAATCCCGAGCTCTCGTCCGGGGATGAGCTTCTCCTCTATGACAGCCTCTTTGCCATTGCCGAACCTGTCGGACGTCTTGATGTACTGGATTTCATCCGCAGCCCACTGATCGAACGTCTCGGCTGGATGCGGTCCGCGCTTCAGACCAGGCCCGCAGTACCAACCCGCGAGCCCGATGTGAACTCCAGTCCCGAGCCACAACGCGGGAGCTATCCGCCCGAGCGGAACGAGACCCTGCCTCCAGGACCACCACCACATCTGCGGACAGCGCTTGAACGCACGGCGCTCCGACGTCCGGATGATGGGAACCCTAGCCATGCTACCGAACCACCAGTTCCAGGAATACGTCGACCTCGACAGGACTTTCGCTCTCGAAGTCCCAGACGACTTCGGTGGCCTTCCACCGGAATCCACCGAGAGCGATCTGGTCGCCGACGCGCGGTACGATGGCTACACCGTCGAAGTGCCGGAAGGCAACCGTAGACGGGTTGGTACGGAAGTAGATTCGCATCGGATTCGTCAGAGGCGCCGCGAGGGCTTCCACGAGCGTCATGCCGTGCTCGGCCGAGTCCGCCGAGCGACGCTCCAGGATCGCCGAGCCATACTTCCGAACTAGCGATAGCGCGTCGTTGCGGTTCACGGGCACCCCTTGAAGTGCTGCTCGATGCCGATGCCGAAGCAGATACCGGCGGAGAGCGCGACAAGGCACATCAGCACCCGCCCGAAGAAGTCTCGCATTATCGGTTGGCTCCTTGGTGTAGGCATCATCGGTGGATCTCTGTGGCGCCGACCAGTTCTATGTTGATCAGATTGGCCAGGATCACAACTCCTCCGCTCGGTATACCTTGCCATTCTCGTCCTGGATCAGGAGATCGCCGTTCTTGGTAGTCGCCAACTCTTCGAACATCCGCTTGTGGCACAGGACGGCGTCTGGGTTCTGGGGCGGGGCAACAACAGCAGCCGGCCGGTAGCGCCAGATCCGCCCGAGCGCTATCGTCTCGATCTGGAAGCTCTGCTGGTTCTTGAGGTAGCTGATAGAGTTGTGGACCACAGCGCTCGGAACCTCTTTGTTCGCGTCTCTTTTCAGGTAGGCTTTCAGCTCACTCAGAGGCACTTCCATACCCGGGCGTTCGGCGAAGTACTGACGGACGGCAGCACTAACGCCTCTGTACTTGACTTTTGATCCAGCAGCTCCCACAACTGACCTCCTTGGGTTCCTTCGTGCAGGGTAGGGGCTGCCGGTAGCGTCGACAAGGGGAAGTTGAATTAGCCACCGGCAACCTCTGCTCTGCGCGAGGGGATGGGTGGGGAGTCGGTCGTCCGTCCGACTCCCCACCCTGCGCGTCTGCTCGAAGCGATCGACCAATCACATCGGCGCGCGCATCCAGAACGCCTAGAAAGGAACTTCCGCGTCAGCACTGGCGTTGCGTGCTGGACGACGGGCCGGACGGCGCCCAGTCGCCTTCACAGGTTCGGTAACGGCCTCGGTGTCGTCGTCCGTCTCCGGCTCCACAACAGCAACCTTCGCCGGAGCCGTCTTCGCAGCCTTGGCGGGTGCCGTCTTCCGGGCCGTGGCCTTGGTGGCCTTCGCCGGAGCAGCCTCCGGGTCGCGGGGAGGAGTACGGCGCGATGAAGACTTCTTTCCCGGAGCCGGCATGGTCTTGGCGGCTTCCAGGTCCTCTGCCGTCTTGTTCTCCGCCCGCTCGGCGATGGCATCCTGGTTCTCCGGGGATGCCTGGAACTTCATGCGGAGCGCGACGGCGAGTCGAACACCCTCGCGGTATGCTGCCTCTTCCTTCTTGGTGACGAAGGTGACGCCGGTCTTCTCCATGATCCAGTCACCCAACCGCCTCTGGAGATCGGTCGGTGCCTTGGTCGCGTAGGGTGCGTAGTCCTCTGGGATTTCCAGCGCACGCTGCGCGGCCCGGCTGATTGGACGTGCCATTTCTGTGCCTCCTGTTGAATTCCTTGGCGTCAGGGCAACCTTACCCTATGCCATGAGATGGGTCGATAAAGTCTGAGGAAAGTTCAAACTTTTATCTGTGGAACCTAAGTCGTCTTTGCCTCGGTGCATTCTCTGGATCGGGGTGCATCCTTGGTGCGCCAACAGACCTGCGTAGTTGCGCCTCGTAATTTGCGATCGGCGTAATGCCCCGGAGCGAGCTCCGTCCTTCGGCAACTAGCCTCCGCTCGCCTGATCGCCCCGCATATCCGCCGACCACAAACGCAAGGGAGAGCGCGAGCGCGAAGGCTAGCAGCGCTACCGCTTCACCCATGTGCCGCAGCCGAGTGTGTGGAGTGTCTGGCCTGCCTTGAATGTGAACTTGTAGTGCCCAGGGCCGACATGCCCGGGATCGATGTACTGAACGCTATCCCCTTCGCCTGTCGTTACCTGCCAGACGCATGTGCTGCTCTGTGTGGTGGTTTCGTACGGGCCTGGCGAGAAGTCTGCGCCAGCAGTCCACTCGCCGTCGCTGATGGAGCCCTTCACCTTCTGCGCAGGAGCCGGAGCCAGCGGGGACCGCGACAGCGGCGTTTCCATGGGGGAGTTGGGGTTGCTGGCTGTGACACGGGTCGGGGCAGACAGGATCAGGTAGCCGCCTGCCCCGCACACGAGAAGCACGAACACTCCGAGCGATATTAGTACGACGGCGAACAGCTTGCTCTTCTTGCGCCTCTGGACTGGGGGTCGCGTCCAGTCATGCACGTTCGTCATTCTCTTCCCTTCTTCTTGCGGTTGTGAACATCTTCTAGTGTGGCGTAGACGGCTCGCAGGTACGGTACGCCACGTCGGTCATCCAAGTGGCGCTTCTGGTCTCTGTCGCGTTCGTAGTTCGTCCGGGCAATCCCTTCGTCAATCGTCCCAAGGGATTTGAGGTACCAGTAGCAACGCTGCAGCACCTTTTCCTCTGGACGTCTGTTGTTGATACGGTCCTCTACCTGCTCCTGATCGTCTGGGATATGGGTCTCGTCAATGATGATCATGTCGTCCGCAGCATCGAGCGTTACCGCGACGCCACCCGCAATCGTATTGAGGAACATGACATGGACGCCTGAGTCCATATCGTTGAAGCTGTCGATGTTCTCCTGGCGCTTCCGCCCGGTGACCTTGCCGGTCACTGCTGCGTAACGAAACCCGGAGTACTTGCCCTGCAACGCGTTCGCGAAGAGACCTAGGATCTCGGTGAACTGCGAAACGATAACGACTTTCGTAGTCGGTAGCTCATCGCTGTCCAATATGTTGCGGTCCAACAGGAACTGCTCGATCCAGTCCAGCTTGTTGGAGGGCAGCCCTGGAACGGCTAGTTTGACCTGCTCTTCCAACACAGCCGGCAGCGACTGCCCTTGCCTCGCAGCGTTCTGCCGTCGTACTGCTTCGCGAGCGCCCGTGATGCGCTGGGTCTTCTCCTCCACCTTCATATAGCACGAGGCAAACTGCTTCATGCGGGTCAGCTCAGCGAGGATGCCGACCGCGTTGACGTCTCCACCCTCAATCTCCGCCGATCCGCTTGCGATCATCTGGGCATATGCGCGCTCCTGCTCCGGCGTCAGCGGCAGCCAGACAGCCACAGGTGACTTCGGGTCGGCCGGATCGAGCGCGGAACCCATGTACGCCTTGGGCGGAAGGTCGGGCGAGACTTCAGCCTTCGTCCGCCGAATCATCATCCGATCCAGCGAGCGGTGGAAGGCGTCCGCCCGATCCTCGCGGAAGTCCCCGATGGTGCGTGCTCCGGCGTAGCCCTCCTGCGTGACGATCCAGTACCGCTCCAGCCAGCTCCAGAAGCCCTTGTTACGCGTCTCGTCCAGCCAGTTCAGCACGCCCCAGAGGCGCTGCGGCTTCCCTCGCATCGGCGTGCCAGACAAGGCGATCCGCAGCCCGTTTGCCGCGCTCTGGAGCATCTTCATGCCCGCTCGGGTCTGGGTCGGTGTCCCCGAGGTGCGGATGAGCGAGCGCTGGCACTCGTCGGCGATCAGCGCGCCCCAGCCGAAGTCGAACAGCTCTGGGTACTCGTGATCGTGCCGCGTCCGGACGCGTCGCGCGTCATGGCCGCAGTCCACAATATTGGACTTCGGATGATCGCTGGCTCTCCACTCTTCGTTGCACTCGGGACAGACCCAGAAGGACTTCGTCCGCACCATCTCGATATTGATGATGACCCAGACGTTCTCCAGGCTGTAGCTATGGAGCACGCGGCTCAGGATGGCGTTCCGCTCCGGGCGCGAGCCGGTGACGACTACCGGGTTAGCATCTGCTCCGAGCCGCATCCGGATCTCGCGCTCCCATGTCGGGAGGGCCGTCTTCGGCGCCACGATGAGGTATGGGCCGGGTACGCCGGACTCTACGATCCCTGCAATCGCCTCTGTAGTCTTCCCTAGCCCAGGAGTATCCGCAACCAGTACTTGCCTACCCTCAGCGATAAAGCGGGCTGCAGAGGCTTGGTAAGGGCGGCTAGACAGCACTCCCCAGAGAGCGGGTGCGACGGCAGAGACGCGAGGGAGTGACACCCCCGTCATAGTCCGCCCAAGCAAAGCCTGTGACTGCTCCTTGGCGATCTCACGTCGCGCCCACGAGCTGAGCTGCGTACCCACGCGAAGTCCAGCACCGAAGTGCTGCCGCAGGTTCCGGCAGACGTCCATCGAAAGCGGTGCTGTCCACGCTTGCGCCCGATCGGAGAAATTGGCTCCCGGTACGTGCTTCGCGAGCGCGCGGATCGGCGTGCGCGACTTGATGTGGATACGGTTCCCCACCTTCTCCGCGAGCGCTTCCATGGCTACGCCCTTTCTCCGGCCCAATGAGCCACGACAGCCCACATATCACTCGACTGCGCGCCGCGCGCAAGGTCATCCAGCAGCGCCAGGAACTCCTGCGAGAGGTGGTCCTGCGAGTCCGTCGTCGGGATGCCGTCGTTAAGCCCGCCCCAGACGGTGTCGAGACGTTCGTACAGCTCCTTCAGTCGCTCAGCGTCGGTCCGCATGTCGTGCCATTCTCCAGCCATTACTTCCCCTGCTCCTTGAGATCTGCGGCCGTCGCGTTCGCCGACTTCGCGAGGCGGGCCATCAACGGGCTGATCCATGCGGTGTTGTTGGAGCGACGGCGGTTGCAGCGAGCGCACGAGGGCTGAACGTTCGATCGGCGGTAGGTGCCACCGGGAGCGATGCGATCGGCCTGCACAGTCTCATAGCTGAGGAGCTCGCCGCAGTGAACGCAGTCGCACTTCTCGCCGTCGCCCCACGTCTTCAGCATCCAGTTCTTCCGGGCTGCGCGATCCTTCGAGTTGCCGCGCTTGTCTTCACCGGAGGCGGTGCGACGTGAGACCTTGGCGATCATCTTGAGCTCCCCTTGTCGTCTGAATTTGCCTTACAACAAAGACGTTACTCCAGGTGGTGCTCCGGGCGCTACCCCGGAGCACCACAATCTTCAGCAATTTGCTAGACCGTACCGGCGCACTCCGCTCCGCCGGTAAGGGATGCGGCGTTGTCGTCCTGGCAGATGATGGCTCCGCCTTCTGCCTGGCTGGCAGGCTCGCGCGTGATGCGGATGGTTATCCGACCGTGCTTGAAGGTCCCATCTGCCTTCGGCTTCTCGTCGGGGGCTGCCAACAGGGAGACTGGCGTTCCTACAGTAGCGAACGTCCCCCAGGCGTCGTGGCCCGTCACGTGGCGCGTCTGGTACTCACCGTCGCCGACCTTCGAGGTCACGATCAGGCTGCCCATAGACTTGTCTGCCGTTACCCAGAACGTAACTGACTTCCCGGTCGGCGGACGGCCCAATTTGCGCCGCTCCGGCCTCGGGTCCGGGTTTGGCATGGCGTGCTGCGACGGGTCGATGTGGTGCCGTGCGTTGTAGCTGGGGGTACCCGGCCCGTCCTTCTTGCAGTCTGCCGCTGCAGCCATAGGCAGCAGGATGAGAGCTGCAATGATGGCTATTACACGTTTCACTTTCGCCTCTCCCTAGCGAACTCGTGTGATCTGGGACAGCAGTACGGTGGTGAAGCCAGCAGAGCCTACGAAGTTGATCACGCGGCCGTCCGGCCCATCGCTGATGCGGGGTGCATGGCTCGGCTTCCGGGCGAGCCCAGGCACGCGCTCAGTCTGCGGCTCACCCGAGATGCGGTTGGTCCAGGTGATCTCCTTCCCGTAGAGTGCGTCCAGCACCTCCTGGTCCAGCGAGGCTTCGGTGAACGGCAGGCTACGCATGGTGCTAGGCGCCTTTCCTGCTTTTGGGCGGACCGACTTGTGTGCAGTCACTTTCTGGGCCTCCTGGTCAGCTTGAGCGGGCGGGATGGCCATCCGCATCTTCGCTGCGCTGGCGTTCCGGAGCTTGATGGCGGTCCGCCCGACGTGGTGGTAGTAGCACGTGTCCCCCTGGAAGACTCCGGCGAGCCACTCGATATCGATCGACTCGCTTCCCCGCTTCACGGTCAAGCTGGCGCGGTCCCCGGGACGGATGTCGTAGCCGCTGGAGTCCCAGCCGAGCCGGGCCGCCTCGGCGAGGAAAGTCTGCGCCTTCGCGCCGCTCTTCGAGGTGGTGTCCTGTGCCAGCTCCTTCGTCACTTCCGCGTCCTGCGGTGAGCCGAACGCGTGGAAGGCGTCGAACGCGGCATCGATCGCAGCAGCCTTCGTGTCCTTCGTGAGTGCCTGGGTCACCTTCGCCTCTGCCCGCACTACGCGTTCCGGCGTCTGCGCCTTGGCGGCTGCAGTCTCTGCCTCTAAGATGGCGGTGAGCAGATCACCCTTCTTCATCGAGCGAGCGCCCTTCACCAGCAGCCCGCCCGCGATCTTCCGAAGCTCCACGACCGTCATCATCCCGTATTTCGCGCTCGGCAGCTCCTCCACGGGCGCCTCGCGAATCGCACCAGCCGCCAGGCGCCGATCCTGCGCGTTGCGCTTCGCCTGAGGCTTCCGGCTCGCCATCTCGGCGCCGATCGTCTGGTTCTTTTCGACGACTTCGGTGATGACGTCTTTCGCATCCTGAACGGCTCCGGCCTTCGGCGGAAGCGGGGTGCGCTGCGCGTGCCGGTTGGATTTTTCGGTCGCAGCCGGACGTCCGGCCCCCTTGCGAACGGTGGTGGTCATCTCGCGCTCCCCTTGTCTAGTTGATCAGGCGGGCATAGGCGTCGGCCGCGAGGCAGCGACTGCAGGCGAAGTAGGTCAGTCTGGCAAGCAGGCGCGTGGTCCAAACATAGACTGGAGTTTCAGCCGTCGCATAACGGCCGCAATCTTCGCACATCGCGCCGTCCGGCTCGCATTCGGTCGAATCGCCGACGCAACGATGAACATCCAACACAACTTCGGTCACGTTGCCTTCGTCGTTCAGCATCTCGATCTTCGGCATCTCGCGCTCCCCTTGTCGTCGCCTCGCCTTACAACAATTACTCTACGCCACCAACTGGTGTTTCGGGGCGCTAGTGCGCATAAATCTTGACACTTTTTACAGATCATCCTAGGATGCTGCGCCGACCCGTTGGAGCGCCAGGAGCGCGAAGTCGAAGTTCACCAGGACCCACTCGCACCAATCGCGGCAAGCTTCGTCTGGCTCGCCGTCGCGCAGTATCAGCTCCGCAACGTCGCGGAGCAGATGAACCATAACGGCGTCCCTACGGCCATCGTAGAGTCCGCGCGGCACCTCTCGCGAGAGGATGTCGTCACCACGGATCTCGTCGCCATAAGACTTCGCCACACCGACGTTCCTCCAGGACAGCGCCTCTGCTCCCGGAACTGCGGGGAAGGTCGGAACTGGAAGGTGAGCGCGCCGGGCGTTCGTAAAGCGGCCCCGGCAGATCATCTCGTCAAACTCGCGCGTCGCACCGTAGGCGACGGACTCTGCTCCCGCGAGCAGTTCAGCCAGCTCCTCCAGCCCCAGCGCTTCATCCCCAGCAGGGTCCACAATCGAGATCGAGCCGTCGCGGGCCACGCCTGCTAGCGCGACAGACCAACGGTTCCGCAGCGCCTCGCCGGAGGGCATCCGGTAATCCTCAGGAGCCGGAACTTTCACGGTCTCCAGATCCAGGAAGGCTACTCCAGAGCGGAAGGAGCCGGGGCATCGGATCTCGTATTTCGTCACACCACAACCCTACCTCCATATGCGCAGTTTTCTGCTGAAAACCCGCAACAATCTTGACATTTTTGCAAAGCATCCTAGGAGGCTAGGATGCTGCAGAAGATCGAAAAACGATCTTGGCCCGCTCCGGAGAGCGGGCCTGGAGATCGTGGGTCCTACCGCGCGAGGCGAAGCGCCTCGGAGACGTTCCGGACCTTGCGGGTCTTGCCGTTCTCCGTCACCGAGCCGGTAACGAAACGGCCCCGAGCGTCCCAGGAGAGGATGAAGGTCTGGATGGTGGAGACGAAGGTCAGCTTCGTGGTCTGGCCGTTGCGCTTGGTCGGCTTCGAGATCTTGGCTTCGTAGCTCTCGTCCAGCTGCGCTGCGGTCTCTTCGGCCTTCGTGACGCCAGCCGCGCGGATCGATACGTGGATCGTCATCCCGACCCGGCTGGAACCCTGACGCTCGCGGTACTCCTTCTGCGCTTCGTTGAGCTCCGGGTTGCAGATCCAGCAGTCGGCCATCTCGGCGCGAACGTCGAGAGCGTCCTGCTTGTCGTTCTCGCTCGTCCACTCCGCACTCGGGTCGTTGATCTCTTCGAGCGTCGGGCAGGTCTCGTGGCCCTGGTCGGTGTGGGTGTTCTCCCAGCTCGCCTCTTCGAAGCAGGCGTTGCAGTAGTCCGCGTGCCCGCCCATCTTCGCCTCGTTACCAACCGGGCGCTTCTCGCAGATCGAGCACCGTGTCGACTTCGCCATCTTAACCATCTCCCCTTGTCGTTTTCGCTATCGCCTTACAAGAACCATCCTACGCCAGGATGGGGCCTTTCGGGGACTTTCTGCAGAAAAAGTTTCAAGATTTTTTGCAAACCTACCTAGCCTCCTAGGATGGTTGTTATGACCAGCAAAAAGGCCCACCGGGGTTGACCTGGTGGGCCCTCCTGCAGCTCTATCCTACCTCTCCAGCTCACCCGCCCGGGGCGCCGAGCCGGTGCGCTTCGCAGGAGTCGGGCGCCCAAGCTCCACGTGCTCGGCAGCCTGCCGGGCAGCGCCGCGAGCGAGCTGGGCAGCCGGGCCGAAGTACATACGGTTCACCCGGGCCAGATCCGCTTTCGTCATGCCACGCTCTTTGCGAGGCTTGGCTGTCTTGTCTTCTGCGACCTCGGGCTGCGGCAGGGGTCGGTATGCCGGGAACAGCGTATAGAACGCCTCCTCAACACGCTCAGCCCGCCCTACGGACACCAGGGCACCCACCGCAGCATCGGCTGCGTCGCGAGCGACCCGGAGGCGACTACTGAAGGCCGTGACGAACTCCTGCGCGTATGCCTCACGGTAGGTCTTCGCGTTGACGTTCCGCCCAGTAACCTTCGGCGCTTCGCCGCGCCGCGCGCACTCCTCACGGTAGAGCTGGCCAACCTTCAGGCCCTCCGCATGTCCCTTCCGCCCAAAGACGCGCTCAGCGATCGTCTGGCGGTCGATCCCTGCCGAGCGGAGCCGGTAGATGTTCTGGGCGTCCGTCTCATTTGGGTTGACTTCGGGCTCCAGGTTCGCGCCAAAGACTAGGCGAGCGGAGGAGTAGAGCATCTCGGCGAGCCGGATATCGATGTCGTAGCCGACTGCCATTGCCACGTATACATACTCATTGTCCTCAACGAGGTAGGTTGCGTGATACCGGATTCCGCAGTGCCGAGCGATAGCGGCCCAGAGCCAAACGTGCTCGTTGCGGAACTGCGACTGGTGAGTCGTGAGCGGGACATTGCGAGTAACCGGCGCGATGGTGACGGCGGTGGAGCTGCTGATCAGCTCCTCCTCTTCGATCCGGTAGCGCGCCATCAGCTCTTCAGCCTTCGCGCGGAGGCTGGTTGCCTCCTCCGGAAACTCGGTGCTCTCCGCCTTTGCGATCAGGCCCGAGATCCGGCGCATGGTGCCTGCGAGGTCGTTCATGATGATCCCCTTGTCTAGTTTTTTGGAGAAGCCTTACACCAGTTACCCTACGCCAGCACCAGTCCCGAACGGAAGAGGCTGCTGCAACTTTTCTGCAGCAGCCCCTCGTGGGCTAGAAGCCCTGCTTGCCGGCACAGGTGTCGCCCATCGAGCGAGCGATGCTCTCTTCCTTCGTCAGCACCCGGTGGCACTTGAAGCACCGGCCGTACAGCTTCCCGAAGCGCTCGGCATCGGCAGCGTTCATCTTCCAGTCCGGGCGGATCTCGCGCATCGCTCCGGGCGTGTAGGCCCACTCCATGCGCGAGCCGGTGGCCGTCTGGGCAGGCAGGGTGAGGAGGTCTGCGGAGTAGGGGACGTTGTCGTCCCAGATCACGAGCTTCTTGGCGTAGAGGCGACGGCCGGAGCCGGATGCCTTGTTGAAGACGACCTTGAAGATTTCGCCGAGCGGGGAGAGGTATATCCCATCCTCGGTGACGACGGCCGGAAGGGTCGCCGTACGGGCCGGACGGCCGTACGCGTCACGGCGAGCCTGCGCCTGAACGTCCGACGGAAGGTTCTGGCTACGGTCGACCGGACGCCGGTCACGGTCGGCCATGAACTGGGCGCGCTCGCGGTCCGCGCTGCTCCAGCGGTCTGCATCCGGGGTGCCGATAACACGATCCTGGAAGTCGTACTCGTGCTGCTCTTGGGCGCGCTCGCGGTCCGCGCTGCTCCAGTTGCTCTCCATCCCAGGGTCCGCGCTGCCCTCTGCACGAGCATCGGAACGGGCCATCTGCTCACGAGCCATCTGCTCACAAGCGCGAGCCTCGGAAGTGGTCTCGTGCTTGCCGCCGCACATCGGGTGCTTGAACATCTCGATCTCCCCTTGTCGGTATCTAGTTTGTTGTTCAAGGTCATCCTACGCCAGTTGCTCACCAAACGGAAGGCCCCTCTGCAGTTTTCTGCAGAAGGGCCTCCGGCCTGCCGTTACGCGGTCCGCGAGTGCTTCGTGGTGGCGCCGCGACGGCCCCGGATCGGCGTGACGGTCGCCTTCTTAGTGGCCTTCCGTGCGCGGGTCGCGGGGGTCGCCTGGGCGGCGTGGACCAGGAGCTCCATCGTGATGATCAAGGCGAGCGCGGGGATGAGGTTGATGACCGCGTTGTTGACGCTCTCGAATCCGCTTGCCGCTACGTTCGCGTAGATCGTGGCGGCAAAGCCGAACGTCCGCCCAAGCGTCGCGTACCACTTCGCCATCCTGTTGACTCCGGTCTTCGCCACCAGCGTCAGCACCGAGACCAGGATGACTGCGTCGATTGCTACCGGGTAGACGAAGGCTGCTGCGCCGTGGTTGCCGGCCTCTTCTGCAACGCTGATGATGTGAGAGGCGGAGATGAAGAACGTTCCTGCTGCGACGGTGGCGGTAAGAGCGATCCGAGCGGCGAGGTTCTTGTTGGCGGTCATTTCGATATCCCCTTGTCTAGTTTTGTTGTTCCCCTTACAACAACAAAGCTACGCCATTCAGCAGTGGCGCGTCTAGCCCTAGATGGGAGTTTTCTGCAATTATTTCTGCAAACCTACCTAGCTTCCTAGGATGCCTATTCAATCAGGGCAAAGGAATGGCCCCGGTGGAGGCGACCGGGGCCATTCCCTTTCCCAATGGTGAGTAATGCTTTACGGGCGCTTCTCCCGCATGACAGCCACGGGAGAAACAACAGCCGTCAGCTGAGCAGTACTGGCCGGCGGCGGCACGGGAGCGCCCACCTGGGTCCGGGAAAACGCCGCGCCGATCGCTGCGGCGAGCCCCACGATGATCATCTGCTGCTCCGGCGTCCAGTGGAGACCGAAGGAAACCGCGACAGCCAGCAGCGCCTTGAAGAAGCCAAGCGCGAGCGGCAGCTGGCCGTCACTGACCTTCCAGCCCGACCACAGACCGGCCGCAGCGAGTGCGAGCGCATTCAGCACGCCCTGCTGGTCCGCCGACAGCGGCAGGACGAACGTCGAGACTACCACCACAACGGCGGCCACGAGGTTCGTGTAGATCACGGGATCACGAGCGAGACGGAACATAGGGTTACTCCTTTTCGGCGCGCTGCGCGCCTTCGAACGACGCGGTAGTGAGGGTGGCCTGGACGGCAGGGTTGTTGATGGCCGCCACGAGATGCTCCACGGAGACGTCCGATGACGGCGGCAGGAGCGGTGCGAGGGCTGCCGCGAAGAGTGCCGGATCGAGCGGCTGTGCCGTGGTTACCCTGGCACAGTTCAGAACGCCGTTGAGCGTTGCGAGGTCGTTGACCTGAACCAGCGGCACGCCACCCGCCGCGAGATCGGCGTTGAGATCCGGACCAATGTGCATCGGGTTGGGGCCAGCCAACCACACTGCACCATCTCCGCCCTGGACCATGACTCGGAACATAGAAGAACCTCCACTTGTGCTTGCGGCTGAGATCGCGCCAGACGGCGCGCGAGCCGGGCGGTTGGCGATAGCGTCATCCATCAGGCTCAGGAGACGGAGGAATCCCGCCATCCTGCTCATGACCGACCAACGCCACCATTCGAGGTGCGTGTGCCAGAGGACCGTGTCGGTAGACGGGATGATCCCCTGGGACGGGTTGTTGGTGTCGTAGCGCTTCTTTGTTGCGCCGTCTGGCGTGAAGTTGATGCCGCGTAGGCCCGGAATGCGGTCGGGATCCGCCCGGAGATCGGCCACAACGTAGTTGTTCCACCGGATCCAGGCTGCGTTACCTCCGTTACCCCAGCCATCCGGGAAGTCGACCGCGCTCGCGAAGTTCGACCCGTGCGACAGCTCGAAATCAACGTACTGCCGATCCTTCAGTTGCCGCACCGAGTAGTCCTCGGTAGACGAACCAACGTTCGCGCTCGCCGGACCGTGGTACTTGCCGATCGCCTTGACGTCCGCCGACCCACAGTGATATCCACCGCCATCCAGGTGGCTCTGATCCGGGAGCATCCCGACGTCGCTCAGCGGTACCCCTGCCCTAGCAGCAGACTGCTGCCGGAACCAGGGGAGATCGCTCGCCGGTGGTGAGTCTGTCATATCCCCTCCAATCGCCTTTAGCGTACGACCCTCTGGCAATCGTATGCCTCCACAAGGTCATGGATCTGCTTCTGGAACACCACGGCGTCGGCGTACTGCTTCTTGGCCTCGGGCGCAGCGCCAGCCGGTGGGGATTCAAACTTCTGGTACCTGTCATCCAGGTTCAGCAGAAGCGTGCACCATCGCTGGATGTCTTCACGAGCTTTGTGCTCCGTCTTCTCGGCGGCCGACCGCGCGTAGCATATGCTGATGCCGGCTGCCAGAAGTCCGGTCAGGACGGTTAGCAGCATCAGGTACGCGATCTGCCGCCGAGCTCTCAGCGCTGCTACGCGCGTCTGCTGAGGCTCCATGTCCTCAGGGTGCGGAGTCGAGTCGCGGACGCTGGTCATCAGTCTCCCCCTCAAATCGCGTAGTGCCGGATCGCGACAGTGATCGTGGCGAGGATGAGGAGCGAGCCCGTGATGACGACGAACCACGCCCACCGGTGCGTGCGCCTCTGATGATTTCCGCTGCGCGTACGCCTGTGGGTATGCCCAGGATCCCCAATGCCGCTCCGACGAGAATGGGGTATACCCGACCCGTATACATCATAAACAGCAGCATGAAGCACCCGACCGCTAGCAGCACGCCGTCTCGGATGCCCTTCGGCAGCCCCGTATCGCGCTTCACTCAATGTCCCATCCATCCTGTGAACTATCCGTTGTAGTCCACCCGCGCTAGACCAGCGTCCACGCGGATGACGTTACCGGCAGTGTTATTGGCCCACTGCATGGTAATCTCGAAGGTAGAGGCGATTGTGTTGTTCACGATCGTTGTCGCGCCGGGAATTGCGACAATGGTTGACGTGCCCGAGCCGCTATCGGATTTGATACCGCGAAGCGATGTCCTCCAGGCTCCGGTAGCGGCACCCCCTAGCACGACAGCCACGATTTGGCAGTCCGCCCACCAGTTGTTGTTGGTCTGCAACGATGCGGGCGTGGTAATGGTGAACGCCGTCAACTGGATGGAGCCAATCTTCGCACGAACCGTGAAGCTGGAAGCCGTCGCCGAGTTGTCATAGTTGCCCCAGACGCGAAGACTGAACGTCGCGCCCTGAACCGTAATCGCGGGCACCGTGCACGAGTGCACGCGAGTCTCTGTGGTGCTTGCCGAGATTGTAGTGGTAGTGACCTTCGGAGTCCGAAACCCTTGTGCGGCATCCAGCTTGTCCCAGTTGCCATTGAGGTTGTCGTTACTCCACGGCTCGTTGGTGCCTGTGGTAGCCTTGATCAGGCTCAGGTTGGTGCTGGTAGTGGTAGCCACAGGTCCTCCTACGGACTTTCCAGAACGATCAATGTCATGCGGTCGTTGGAGTCGGCCGTAAGAGCTCCAGAGACGTTCGTCAGTCTTCCCTGCAACTGCAGCGTCTTAGGTCCAGCCGCGAGGTTTGGAATAACCACGCCGCCCGCTATCTGCCGGTGATCGTTCGACACATTAAAGAAGTATGACAGCGTTGGATACGCCGTTCCATCTACCAACGTCGCGAAGTTAATCAGCTGGAATGAAGTCGTGAAGGCCGTTACGAACGCCAGCACCAACAACTTCGAGGTGTTGGACTGCTTGGTGACGCCAATAGACCACCCGGCTACCGATGTATAGCTTGTGGTGCTGTTGGTATATGGCGGCGAGGTAACCGACACATTGAACACAGAAGTGATGTTACTCAGCGCGGAGAGGTCGGAATAGACTGCGTGCCCCCACGCAATAGACACGATCCCTGCTAGCGGATCGGTCGTTGCAATTGCCATTTAAGGCCCCCAAATCATGTTGTCCCAGACGCCTGAGTCCCATACGGCAACTGGAATTGCTTGCTCCAATGTCAGCGTCTGCCTCAGGTCTTCGCCGTCTTGCTCATTCTGCACAGACGTGATGCGGAACGTGCCCGAGATCATGCTCTGGTCTGGATCTGCCAGCGTCACGACCTGTCCCGGAGCTCTCCGTGGATCGCCCCAAGCCGACGTTCTCACGAGTGTACGCGGGAAACCGAGCCGAGCAGCGATCTCGGCGCCGATCGCCCGAGCGTCATGCTCATTCTGGATGAACTCGATCCGGTCGATCGGGAGCATTCGAGTGCCGCGCAGCGCCGTCTGGCTCTGGGGGCCGGAGGAGATGATGGAGCGCGAAGCCGCAGACAGCACCTTTGCGGCGAGCCCCATGGGCGCAAGGTTTACGTTGTTGGCCACATACATAATGGCGCCGGTGTTGTTGGTAAACGCGAGCGTTGCCTGCCCTGGATCCCAGGACATCACAGCAGCTACGAAGTTCGCTGCCGTTCCATAGGTTCCAGAGCCGTCTGTGGCAGAGTTGACCGTGATGTAGTTGATAGCGTTTGAGTCGGACGGCGGTGCCGCTGCCAGTGCGGTACCGCTCAGCACGGAAAGCCCCGAGGTAACGTCGCGCATCTCGATAGCGGCAGCGCTAAGGGGCACAGAGAGCGTCGAGAATCCGATCGGTATGGCAATGAGGTTCGACGCCCCATAGGCCGGAATCCAGTTTTCCTGGACGGCAGTCTCATCGTAGGTCAGCCGGATCTGTGTGTAGATCTTTGTGACGTCGCGATAGGGCTTGAAGTCCGTGCCGAGGTTGGTGCTTGTCGAGAGCGTTTCCAGAGGCGTCTGCTGTGCGTTCTCCGCCCAGTACGGCAGCGAGAGGTACAAGAAGTTGTCATTCGCGTCAAAGCCAGTCTTAGCCAACTCCGACTGGGCTACGGCCGATATCAACTCGTATGCCTCGCGCGGAGCCGTCTGCCCGAGCCCGTCAACCGAAATCACCGAACGCCGGACAACCGCGTCTCGCGTCCACACAGCATTCCGCACCCAATCGGACTGAGACTGTGGTGCTAGGACACCGGAAGTAATCCGGAGCTCCGCGAGCGGCCAATAGCCGAGCGCCCAGATCTGGTTGACGTCATCAGTCGCAGCCAACGCAGTCGAAGATAGCCCAGATAGCACCCAGTTCTGCTGCAGGCCATCCATAACGACACGGATCTTGTTAAGTTCGTAATCCCAGCTACAGCCGACGAAGTGCCACTGGTTATCGATCGGCACAGGTCCGCCCGCGTCAAAGACGATCGTTGTCGTTCCGTCGCTCATCAGCAGGTTCGGGATACGGGTATCGATCGGCACGGTAAGCAGGGCGAAGCGCGAGCCGGAGGGGTTGGTCAGCTTGATCCAGGCGAGGGATCCTGCCCCAGAGTCAACCGATCCCGCGAGATCGTAGGCGTTGCCCTTGACCCAGTACTCGATTCGGCCCTTAGCCTGGGTCTGCGAGAGGATGTCTTCGCCTGCTCCGAGCCGGATGTTGGAACCCTGACTCTGCCACCTGAGCGTGCGGTTCCTGCTGATCTCACCATCGAGCGCTGCTGTGCCTGGGTATGGACCATCGATGAACTGCGGCCGCGACCACTGAGTAATTCCAGGCTGGTAGCGAGCGACTTGGGAGAAGCCAAAGGGGCCAACGTTATCGTCCGGGTAGTACGGGTGCGTGCTGCCGTTCATTGGCGTGTAGTGGCGTAGCCCTGGCAGAATGGGCGGAACGTTGAGAACGTTGCTCTTATAAAGGGCGTAGCCAATCAACCAACTCAGCTCGCAGCCTTCGAACGTCCCGTGAACGGCCGGAGGCTGAATCAGCGTCGACAGCTTCAGTCGATTCCGCGAGATCGCGGTCAGGCTCGCCGCATCACCATCGAGCGGGATATCCGTCATCTGTCCCGTGAAGAGCCTGAACGACTTCACGCCGTCGCTCGTAACGGCTCCGCTCGCCATAGCAACCGTAGATACGTCGCGATCCTGGAATGCCCCGAAGGGTTTGTCTGTACGGAACGGGCTGAAGTACAGCAGAGCGTTCTCGCCGATTGGCGCGATCAGCTTCGCGCTCGCCTGCCCACCTCCAGTCGTATCCACGTTCGTAGCACCTTCGGGCATCCCGTCGTCCAGCGTCAAAGTCGCCGCAACACCGGCATTGTCGAGTACTTTCTGCAGACCCGCCCACACTAGACTGAAACGGAACATCGCCGCAGGGATGGTATTCGTGTTGCCCGTCAACAGAATCATGCCCACACCGATGGAGCCCGGCGTTGTTGCCCATTGCGGATCTGGGTTGTTGTCGCTCGCCCACTCGTCGGGCTGCGGCGAGCCGTAGGCCCAGGACTTCAGCCGGAGGTTTGTGCCATTCCCCTGTACCCGGAACCAGTACGCTGTATTGGCCTCCTGGTTCGTGTATTGGAATAGCCCGCCTGGCATTATGCTGGTTACGACTCCGGCCAGCACATAATCAATCGCGAATCCCATGATCTGGCTGGTGTTGAAGTCGAGGCGGAACCGCACACAGTTGTTGGCGTCCTGATACCGGGCGAAGAGGTAGACCGAACCTCTTGCCCCGGTAAAGAACACCAGCGGGGTGACAAGGACCATGAAGTCGAAGTCAGTCTTTGCGTAGCCGCCAACCGTCGCGTAGTAGATGACGTTGACTGCCGCTGGTGTGATATAGCCATACCCGCCATCCGTTGACAGACCAGTCGTCTGCGCGATCCAGGACTGCCCAGGAAGCGCGAGCGTCGGCGAGCCCCAGCCGGACACAACCGCCGTCCGCATGAAGTCATCCCGCACCACATCGGTATCGAAGCCGTCCGTAACCGAGCCAGAGGCGGACTGGTCCAGCGTCAGGACAGGCCCATCGCGGACGATTACCCCACTCGCGTATGCAGCATCCAAGCGAGCATGGAGCATTGGATCGTCGTATGTGTAGAACCGATCCGACGAAACACCGTTCATGTCGTCATATGTCGTCGCCATTTACCGCACCTCCTGCAGCACAAGCGTCGGCGAGACGAGCATCCCAGGCTCAGCGAAGCCGTATTTCTCTGGCATCCCCAGCAGCATCACAGGGTAGACGCCAGTCCCCCCGGCCCAGGGCTCCGGAGCAGTGGCCTCGCCGAATGAGAAGTTGTTGAAGTACAACGACTCCCCAGAGGTAATCGTCGCAACCACAGGCGCTACCTGGACTGTCGCCCAAAGCGCAGTACTGGGCGGGCTAGCGGAGACGGAAACCCGAGTCCAATCCGTTACTGAAGAGGTAACGGCAGAGCTCGATGTCGTGCTGACGACTCCGCCCGCGAGGTTGTACCAGACAATCTGCGCGACGACATTGATGGGTCCGCCCAGGCAGGAAAACCAGAACGTGTATGTGCGCGGCGAGAGCACAGGGATGCCCGGCCAGACTGTCGAAGGCTTCGCAAGTGTCAGGAGCGCGGTTGCCGGCGTGGTCGTCGCGAAGGACCACTTGAGTGTGTTTGGCAGCAGCACAGTCTGTGTCGCATCCGAAGCGATTGCCCCGCCCGCTCCGGAGACCGTGAAGTCGTTGATGCCACCAATCGCCGACGTCGCCGAAGACTGGTTCACCGTCAACAGGTTGCGCCGCCCCGGATCCAACAGAACGAACGGGCCTGGCCCCATGTGGCCTTGCTGGAAGTTGTTGAGCCAGTCAAAGTTCGTCCGGCCTAGCGCCCCATAGTTCAGGCTGTACTGCCGGACACCGTTCAGCGCTCGCTGCACCCGTGCGCCTCCAGACCCTGTCTGGAATACGGATGAGGCCAGCTCGCGGGTCGCGAGGATGCCGCCGGTCGGGTCATAAAGCTTCCGCAGGAGACCGGGCCGTCCGAAGTAGACTGTGCTTTCCATTAGCGTGTTCCTCTCCCGGGCGCAAGGTAACCGCGATACTGCGCACCCTTCGCGTTCGACGCTGCCACCAAGTCCGGCTCATCCGCGATTGTGTGCCGGACGACTTGGCGAACGCCGTTCCCAAGGTCGGCTATAACTGTGACGTTGGGCCGGACGTCGATCCGGGGAGCTGCCGCGAGCACAGGCGAGCCGTTGACGTTGAACTGGTTGGTGAGCGGGCTAGATGTCGTCGCGATCGCGTTGACCTGCTGCGTCATATTCAGGGTCGCCTTAATAGCGCGGTCGGCGTGATCCGTGATGCCGGTCGCGAGCGCGTCAGCGATTGCCTGACCCGAGTAGAGCGTCCAGCCCTTACCCGAGAATGGGCCCTCTTTTGCCGGCGAGAAAGGGAGAAGATCTCGCGCTTTCTGCAGGACGCCTTTCACGGCATCCGCTACTCGTCCTGCCATAGCCTTGATGCCATTGATGAGGCCCTGAATGATCTTTACGCCGGAGTTGTAAAGCATTCCCGCGAGGTTGCCGAGCGCGCCGATGATCCGCCCGGGGATTCCGCCGACGAACGATATCAACGACCCGACTCCGCCGGACGCGGCAGTCTTAAGCTGGTTGAAGAATGAACGGATCTTATCGACTACGGCCTTTACCCTGTCGATGATTCCGATGATGATTGAAACAGCTCGGCTAATGACCGATGTAATGAATGACCAAGACGTCGAGGCGGCTATCTTAATAGCGTTCCAGGCAGCGCGCCAGATTGCCGATATAAAGCTGAGCGTAGCACTGATAACCCGACTAATGATGCCGATTGCGACGGTTACGTAGGGACCGATGAAACCCCAGACCGCGCGAATCACCGAAAGCATCAATCCCCAGCCGAACCGCCAGTACGCAACGATTGCGCCGATGACGACGGAGATGATAGCCCAGAGCGCGCGCAGCGCGGTCCCAATAGTCGCCTGCCAGATGGTCGAGGCGACTGCGAAGATGGCCGATATAATCGCCCAAGCCGTCTTCACGACCGAAACGATAAGCCCAAAGACGGCGGAGAATAGCGGCGCCAGGAATCCGAGGATTGCCTGAATGATGGCCCAATAGAACTTCACGCCTCCGACAATGAAGTTCCAGACACCGACAGCCGCATCTCCGATGGCCTTGAATACCGGCCAGATCTTATTCCAGATGCCGACAAAGAAGTTGGCGAATGGCCCTGCGAACCAGGCACCAATCGTCTTTAGCAGGCTCCAGATACTATTCCAGATACCGATGAAGAAGTTCCGGAACGTAGAGGATCGCGTCCAGAGAAGATAGATAACAGCAATAAGTAGAACAATGATTGTGATAATTGCGCCGATTGGCGAGAAAGCGAACGCCGCATTCAGCGCAATCCAGACAGTCTGGAATACGCGGACAATGGCGATGATCTTGCTGATTATGCCGACGAGTAGCAAGACCCCCGCCGCTATCGCGAGCGTCGTGATGATAGCCTGCTGCTGGCCCTTCGACAGACCCGTGAACCAGTTCGCAAGACCAGTCAGCGACTTCGCCAGTCTATCGATGAATGGCAGTAGGATTTCGCCGAGTGCGATAGCCAGCGTCTCGATCGAGCCTTTCAGCTGCTCGATCCGCCCGGCTGTGTTATCGAGGCGCTTCGCCGCGACGTCAGCCGCCGACGTCTTCCCCATCGCTGCGGCGAGGTCGTTAAAGCCCTTCGCGCCGTTGTTTGCCAACACAGCAGCAGCTCGGATCGCGTCGGACCCAAACAGCGTCTGGAGCGTAGCCAGCTGCTGCTCCTTGCTCATGCCCTTGAGCGCTGTCTGGAGGACCTGCGATATATCGGCTAGCCCTCTGGCCTTTCCGGATGCGTCGAAGAACTTGTTGCCCGCGCCATTTGTGGTAATGCCAAGCTGATCGAACAGCTTGATCTGCTGCTTCGTCGTCGGAATCAGGTTCTGCAGGAAGGTCTTCAGCGACGTACCAGCGTCGGAACCCTTGATGCCTGCGTTGCCCAGTTCGGCAATCGCCGTCGCGGTATCCTGGAATGACAGGCCAGCGAGGTGCGCGACGGCGCCCACCTGGGACATCGATAGGCCCAGGTCCTTGACGTCGATCGCAGAAGCGTTCGCCGCTCCGGCGATATTGTCTACGATCTTTGGCAGCTGCTGCGCGGTCAGGCCGAACTGATTCATCGCGTTGGCAGCAATCGTCGCGGCCGTGGGGAGGTCTACCCCACCCGCAGCCGCGAGCGCCACAGTAGCGTCCGCAGCGCCGTTGAGGATCGCGGTAGTTGAGACACCCGCCTTCGCGAGCTCCTCCATGGCGCTAGCGGCTTCTGAAGCACTGAATGAGGTATCTGCACCGAGCTGTAGAGCCTTTTTCCGCATCAGCTCGATCTCGCTACCGGTGGCCCCCGATACGGCACCGATAGAGCTGATCTGCTTCTCGAAGTCGATGGCCTTGTTGGCAGCATAGCCAAACCCTGCGGCGATTGCAGCACCCGCCAACAGTGACTTGGTTCCAACCTCCTGCATCGACGCGCCGGACTTCTTCGCAGTCGCTTCCGTCTTGCCGAGGTCAGTCTGGGCCTGCTTCGAGCCCTTTCCGTCATAGTTGATCCGGATTGTGCCCTCAGCCGATCCAAGGTTGTAGCTGCCAGCCATCGTTCACCTCCTTGTAGGAGCTGGATTTGCAAACTTCATCGGCGTACCGATCCACTTGTTCAGCACCGCACTCGCCGACGCCTCTGCTGCCGGTTTCTTTTTCCCCTCGACGGCATCATCGATATCGCTATCAACAGCCTGGCCAAAGGCAGTGACCGCACGATTCAAGCAGTAGAACGCCAGCGGGTCTTCGACCCCCATAACCTCTGCCGGGAGAACACGGTGCGTCTTAGAGAGCCTCCATACCTCCCAGAGTCTGCGAGAACTCCTTGCGAAAGGTCTCCAGATCCGTCACCCCGCCAACTACGAACTGGAAGATGTACATCTTGTCCTCCAGGCTGATCGAGTCGGTGTAGACCACATCAGAAACGCGCAATCCCGGCAAGAGGTCAATCTCTTCGCCCTGCTCGTCCAGTATCGGCGATCCATCGGGATTCCGGTCGATCGGTCGACGGACTGTAGGCTGCAATACCACATACTCAACGACTTTGTCCGTGAGCGTTAGTGCGCGCAGCAGACCCTCTTTGTTCTGGCTGAGCTCCTGCATCTGCTTAGCCGTCACATGCGGGTCTTTCCCCTCCTTGACGCGCTCAAGGTGGTCCGTCTGCACGATGCCGGTGAGCGAGTCGAGGCTATCGAGTACGCCAGCCTTAATCAGGCCGGGGATACCCGGACGGCGTACCTGGCAGAGCGCTCCCGAAGGAACGGGCAGATCGATAACGAGATCGCCACCCCACCCCTGGCCGTACTTAACGGATTGCGCCTTCTTACGTTGAGTGGCTGGCATCCTTGTGCTCCTTCGCCTCGTTTGTTACAGGGGACCGATAATCGCTACGCTGAGCGTCGTCGGCGTAACGTTGACCAGGTTGACAAAACCCTGGCCGTCCAGGAATCGACTGGCGTTGTCGATCTCAACGATCGACTCGGTAGTGGCCAGCATCGAGGTCGTGACCTGAAGGTCAGCGAACCCAGCAGTAGCGGTGGAGCCTGCTGGAACGACAGACGTCGTGTCGGTGACCTTGAGGATGCCGGTCGGAGTAGCGCCGTTCTTGTAGTGCAGCAGATACTTGGCGCCGGGCGCTGCAGGGAACTTGTCTGCTGTCGTGCAGACGTTGTAAGTCGGAGCGACGGCCGCCAGGCTCGCCTTCTGTGCCGCGAACGTTGTCACGAGATCACCGCCGGAGTTTCGTTCTGAACGAAGTCGTAAACGGCATCCACCGGCGATATGAGCGAATAGTAGCCAGTACCCTTCGCGTTGGTGAGGAAGAACTTTCCATCCTCGAAGCTCCCAGCGATATCGCCAGTCGTCTTCGCCCGGTAGATGATTGTGTGAAGGTCACCACCGTTGTCGGAGATCGCGCGACCCTCAGCCTTGAACGGCACACGCTGGTCGGTAACCAGCTTGCGGTACGTCTTAACCTGGTTCGGCGTAGTGCCGGTAGTGATCGGAGCCTGCCCGCCCGCGAGGACGAAATATGCGTCCAGCGAGATGCCGCCAGCCGTTAGCTCCCAGTCAATCTGTGGTCCCTTGCCGTGCGACGTCTGCAGCCTGTCGTCGCCTCGAAGCTCCTCAAAGTCCTCTGTCTCTGTGAAAGAGAAGACCTGGGAATTCGGAAGCGAGACGGAGCTGGAGGAAAGAACTGTCGCCGACACATCAGTGTACGGCGTGAGCCGGACCTGACGCATCCCGAACGGCAGGGTTGTCCCTAGGGCCATCCCTACACTCCTCCTACTTGTGCTGCCGGGTCCCGATAGCGTTTGGTACCCAGCAGCTTCCCTGATTCCAAATCGAACCCATGCACAACAACAACGCCAGCCTCGGCACCGCACCGCCGCGAGCGGCACTTGACTTCCAGAACGTGGTCTTCCCGGTCCAGCTCGCCGAACTTAATGTTGTTGTTGCACCTGAGTTCTTCCGACATTAGAGCACAACCTCATCGGTCGACTCCACGCGGAAGCCTTGGTCCATAAGGATGATCCGAGCGAACTGCTCATCGTTCAGGCCCAGATCATCCTTCTTGACGGTCCAGTCGTTCGCGAAGTTCCAATAGGTGTCGGCGTGGTCTGGCACTCCGGCGTCCGCCCAGTTCTGCCTCGTGATGAGGCGGATACCGGGCATGTCACGGAAGCGCACCACAGTCACGCTCTCGCGAGGCTCCGCCTGCTCGGCATCCACCGAGTCCGCAACCAACACCTTCTCTTCGGCAGCGTTCGGGTTGGCCTCCACCTTGGCCGCCTGTCCCTTGTCCATGGTTCCCTCCTCTCAGTCTCCGCTGGCAATGATCCTATAGGTGCTAGGCTTGGCCCAGGCTTCATACACGTCGTCGTACGTGTCGTCGCCGTCGCCCTGCCAATCGCACTGCACGACCCACCCATCGGTCGGATCAATTCCCGTACGCTGGGCGTCGATTCCCTCCATCACCTCGCACCAACGCTTGATGATGTCGTTGATCCGGCCGTAGTCGTGCTGCTTGTCATACACCCACAGGGTTACCTCGCGATCGGTTACCCGTCCTGCACGCCCACGCTGACCCGCGAGCCCGGGCACCTCCGGACCCCACCGCAGCACGCCCCACACCCGATCGGGCGGTGAGTCGGGAGCGCCATTCGCGAATGTATTGCTTTCGCCGAGTCCGAGCGTGATGAGCTGGGCGTCATGCGCTACGACTTGGTACACAAGCGCGCGAACAGACATCAGATCCTCCCCAGCTTAGTGACCAGACCTCTGAGACGATTCATGAGCGCCAGCCCTTGATACTTGACGGCCGGGCCGATGATGGCGAAGCGGGCGGCCCAACGGGTTTCGAGCCAGATCTGATACGGCATACCACCGTGCAGGTGCAGCTCGTGATAGGTATCCGTGTGAACTCCATATGCCGCAAGCGTCGCTCGCGCGTTCCCAGTCCGGTCAGTCCAGGGTGCTTGCGTCTTCATGTACGTCACAGACTTATCACCAGAGTAGTCGACTACTCCTGCCACGAGCCTGTTGATGTCGCCATCGAATGCCTTCAGGTTGCGCTTAAGGCTGCCCGGCTTGAATTCGAAGGTTGCCTCAGCCATATTGAACTACCTGCCCCCTTCGCTCATAGCCGTTGAACGGCAACAGCTCTACCACCTCGAACCGTACGCCAGCATCAATCCAGTGGTCACCTACGGCGATCTCTGAGTCGTACGCTCCGAGCAGTTGGAAGCGAACGCGTCGCTGCTTTCCGTCCTGGGCCGGAAGGAGCCCAGGCGAGTTGCCATAGGCGCTAGCCTGCTCGATTAGCCGGAGCGTCTGCGCAGTCCGTAGAGGGCCGTCTGAGAGGGCTACGCCACCTGTCTCGGTTCGATTGGTAACGGTGGTCGTCAGCCGGAGCACGATCGGACGGGCAGCGATGAACCGAAGTGTATTGCGGCGATTGACTGCCAGCTCGGATGCAACACTCATATCCGTATGACCTCCACTGTCGTGATGATGTCGGGCGACACAACCGACGTCTCGACGGTGGTCGACTGCAGTACCGTACCGGCATGCCCCATCGAAACACTCGGTGTCAGCCGAGATATGCGGTTATAGGTGATGATGTCGACAGTAGGTGGCGGCGGCAGACCGATCGAGACGCTCGCTGGAGAGAATCCAAGCCGGATCCACCCGGGCGTATCAGCAGCCGTAACCGGAGTCGGCACACCTGAGGAGGTCGAGACAGCCGAAGCGCCGCCAAAACGGAGTCCACTCGGCGTATCTCCGGCAACAACAGCATAGGTGACGCTCGCCGGAGAGGAGCCGATCCGGAGTCCGCTCGGAGCGTCCGAACCGAGCACCGCCCCGGTTGTCGAGCTGGCGGAGCTGCCGCCGAGTCGGAGCCCGGTGATGGTCGTGTCTGGGACCAGCGTTGCCGAACCAGCAGAGGCACCGGAATCTCCACCCAGCCGAACTCCGGTCGGCGTGTCGCCTGCAAGCACAGTCCAAGTCGTTGTGACGGCTGAGTCGGCGAGTCGGAGCCAACTCGGCGTGTCGAGCGCAATCAGCGCGGAGGTTGTGGATGCCCCGGAGTCTCCGCCCAGACGCAGGCCGGTGAACAGTGTATCTGGAACCAGAGTCGCTGAGCCGGCAGAAGCTCCAGGGTCTCCGCCGAGCCGGACTCCGCTCGGAGCATCAGCAGCGTTCAGCGTGAATGTGACGGAGGCGCCCGAGTCAGCGCCGATCCGAAGTCCACCCGGGGCGTCGGCAGCCACAACCGCGTAGGTCACCGTCGCGGTAGATGTGCCCGGCCGAAGCCCTGTAGGGCTGTCTACACCAACGACGGTGTATGTTACAGTCGCGCCTGTGTCCCCGCCCATTCGAAGGCCGTAGGGGGCATCTCCTGGCGTTGTGATGCCGATCGCAGCGGTAGCGCCTGAGTCGGCCCCCAACCGGAAGCCACTAGGCGAGTCGGAGCCAACAACGGTGAATGTGGTTCCGGCCCCCGAGTCAGCCCCCAGGCGGAGGCCGGAGAGCGCAGTATCGGCCGCAATCGTAGCAGAGCCAGACGTCACCGTAGAGGCGGCACCCAGGCGAAGTCCCGAAGGTGTGTCGGAACCAAGTACTGTGGATGTTGTGGCGGTTGTGGAGTTAGCTCCCAGGCGAAGACCGGACGGCGTATCGGACCCCAGGACCGTAGCCGTGACTGTTGTTCGAGAGTCTCCGCCGAGTCGGAGCCCGGAGGGTGTATCGGTTCCGGTAACGGCTACGGCTGCGGAGCCCTTGACCTCCAGCGCGATGATGCTGTACTTCTGGCCACCCGGAGCCGAAAGCCCAACCGTCTTCGCTCCGGCCGTACCGGCGTCCGGATACCGGGCAACATAGATCGTGTAGCTTGCGCCATCCTGGACGTATGTCTTCTCGTGTCCGTTAACCGAAGTCGGGGTGATCGAGTTGACCGTAAGCCAGGTACGCGAGGTCGATAGAGCGTTCCAGTCGCCAACCAGAACATAGATCGCGGAGTTATCGGCTGCTGTCGTAATCCCAAGCGACGGTGCGCCAGTCGAGTTGGCTACAGTACCGTTACCGAATCCTGCTGAGCCCGAGTCATTGAAGGCGTTGAAGCCCCAGTGGTCGCCACCGGTGCCGCCACGCGTAATCGAGATGGTCAGGCTCGCCGTCGTCGCGGCCGTCGCCTTCCAGATGTACGCCGTACAGAAGTCGGTGATAACGACGGAGTTGGTGAGGGTGTATGTGTTTACGCTGTCGCTTGGCGTCCCAAGGGTGGTGAGGTTGTTGGCTGCCAACCCCACCACCGTGATGGAGTCTCCGGCTGTGACAGAGAGACCCTGCGTCTTCGGCGTTGTGTTGACCGTAAACGAGGATTCAGACTCTGCTCCAAATACCGGAGGGGTCGCCATGTCAGTTGATGTGGACCGTACAGGCTGCCGCGTACGGGAGATCGATCGCAGGCTCGGTATCGCCCGCTTCCGAACCGTCGACCCAGATCCATGTGCACTTGCAGCCCTGCGATCGGGCTCGCCGAACGGTCTTGTTGTCTTCGATGTTCAGGACGTCGGGAGTTGGGTTCGTCATCTCTGCCTCCTACGGCGTGAAGACGTGGAACGCGCGAAGCGTCGCGTGCAGGTTGATCGTGAACGGCCCTCCGCCGCCCGTCTTGTCAGTAACCAGGTCGACGTATCCGATGAGCGGGTCAGTCGCGAGGCTGGCTGACGATCGGTCGCTCAGGACGGCATAGCGGAAGGGTCCAGCAGTGAATGTGGGCGTCCAAGTCGGGTCGGAGCAGGCGAAGATGATGATGCCTGATCCCACGCACTCGATCGTCGCCGTACCGTCCGCGACCGTCGTCCCCAGGACGGTTGGGAATGTCGGAAGCGTTCCGCCCGAGGTACCGGCGACAGCCACGCGGTAGAGGAAACCGTTAGCCGAAGCAGGCCGGAAAACGTCCTCCAGCGCGTAAGCCGTGGAGTTGGCTCGCGAGACGGCAAAGGAGTTGGCAGCTGTGTATGCCGACGTGGGCGAGGCGATAGCCAGGCCACCGCCAGAGGCCGTGCCTGCGGTGTAGCCTCCACCCGCCCCAAGCTCGTTGGTCAGGTCGGACGCGAAGGCATGCGTATCCAGATTTGGCGTATACGTCGAGGTATGCAGCGTCCAGACTAGGGTGTCGCTATCCCAGTCGATCTGCTTATTCATCATGCGCAACGGAGCACTGCGGTAGACCTTCATTGCCGTGTCACTTCCCTGCTAACTAGGATCTCGCCTTGGACGAACCGGACATCGTGCGCCGGGTTGGAGTCGAACAGCTCCATGTCGTACTGTGCCGCCCCAACCCAGGCGAGTGTTGCTGTGACATTGGCCGGAATATCAACCATCACAACGCCATTCGCTGCATCCAAGGTCAGGTACGGCTCGAAGTCGAAGAGCACCGGCGCATCCGCACTCGGCAGTGTCCGGCTCGCCCGGACCTGGCCGCGAGCGTCGTACCCGGTCAGGGTCGTCAACCACTCCACCTTTGGCTCGATGACAGCCATGAAGCGGGATCCCTGGTCGATCAACAGATCATAGACATCAGCCATCAGGTCCGCACCAGCTTCGTGATGCGCGTCCGGCCGTCGCCAAGCGCATCCAGTTCGACGCGCGCCTTAAACAGACCTGCCATCGTTACTGCGTTCTTGTAGAGATCGCTGTTCTTGCGCTGCGATCCCCCCTCTGAGATGTCTACCACATCAGAGTAGCCGGCAGCCTTCTGCAGCCAGATCTCATACGCTGCAGCGTTTGTCGAAACTGCAGCATCGAGAATCGTGCTCAGCATGATGTCTGTGTACGTCGAGTCGTCCGGCTCCGACACGAACAGCCGGAGGGCAGCGACTTCATCCGCTGTAGCCATAAGTGTGTCCCCCTAGATTCGAGAAGAGGACCGCAACCGGGTTGGCTCGGTTGCGGTCCCCCTCGCTCGGAGCCGGTGTGTCAGGCAGGACGGTCTGCGTCGTCCTTCTCCAGAACGGCCACTAGATCGGCCTTCTTGCCAGAGGTTGGAAGGCTAGTGCCCTCATCCTTGTTCCGGCGGAGAGTTTCGGCCTTCAGGTCCTCCACCGTCCACTCGCTGTACGGCACCTCTTCGTCGTCGCGGCCATCGAGAGTGGTATCGGCCTGGACGCCGTGCGTCTCCATGTTCATCTGAAGCATCTGGCCATGAAGACCGGGGAACTGCTTCGCGTACTCGACGTCTTCCGGCGCGAGAGGCTGCGTGAAATCGATCTGGCGTGACATGCTGCCTCCTTACAGGTAGGCGGTCGGGATGGTGTAGGAGCCGGATGCGGTGATCTGCATAATCGCACCTGCGCCTCGGGTACGAACGCCAGTGCCGAAGCCGTGGACGTAGGTGCTGTTGACGATCGGGTACTGCGTCCGATCGCCACCCTTCAGGACGAGTCCGCGAAGCGACGCGTTAGCGTGCTCGCGGACACCGATCAGGTTGGCCCCCTGCTGGGAGCCTGCCGTCGCAAAGGCGAAGATATAACCGGCCGGGATGTTGTTGTCCTGAATGATCAGGTAGTTGCCATAGAGCGCCACGACGTCGAACCCCGCGAACTGCTGTGCCGGCTGGGTGCCGAACAGCTGGGTGCCGAACGGCAGAAGCAGGTTCGTGCCGGTGGGCGGCACAGAGTCCCAGGACGCCACAGCGCCGTTCGCGTTCGTCTGGCCCGCGCGCCAGAGTCGAACGGCCGGAGCCTGCGCCGGGTTGATCATCACCACGATCTGGAAGCCCTGTGACCGCTTGTAGCCGTGCTCCTCCAGGAGCGAGGCCACGCCTTCGACATCGCCGGAGTCGATCGTTGCCGCGCCCGAGGTCACGTAGTGCGTGTGGGATGCGGCGGTGAAGGAGGTACCGGCGTAGTCCGGAATGAACTCGCCATCGGCGTTGTACAGCGGCTTGGCCGGGTACGTGACACCGTTGATGATGGTGTTGTTGTTGGTGTTGTTGAAAAGCCGACGCATGACCTTCTTGAAGATCAGGCGGTTATCGGCTTCCAGCACCTGCTGCTGGACGAAGTCGACCTGCCGTGCCGTCGCGTCCGCGAGAAACTGGAACGTGAAGCGAGCCGCGACGTCGTACCACTTGAAGTCGTAGGCGCGCTGCTGGATGACCGTGATCGGCCGGATCGAGCGGGCCTGGCCGAACTCCGAAGCCTCTTCGAAGTCCTCCTCAACGCCCTGGGCGACGTCGTCCACGATCGTGTCGCCGACCGCGAAGGTCAGCAGATCGATCAGCGGCTGCCGCGTCGCGTTCCAGGCATCCAAGAGTGCCTGGTACTGGTTCCAGATCGCGTTGAGATCCTGGCCGTCGCGGGTAGTGGTGAGGACATCACCACTGGCGTGAATACCACCTGCCATGGGTCAACCCTCCCTACGTCGTCGCGATCGGGCAACGGACGATCATGCGGGCCTTGAGGCCCGATGCCGCCGGTGCGTCGGTGATCTTGCCGATGACCTTGCCAGCTGTCGAAACTGCGTCCACCACGCCAGCGCCACCGGTCGTACCGTGTGCGTAGACGATGTCGCCGGCAGCCCACGCGGTACCACCGGTCTTGACGCAGTCGACAATCTCGCAGTGCTGCGCGACGTCGATGATGTCCCCGGCGTTCATGATCTTCACAGGACAGATCACGCCGATAATCGCGGTCTCAGCAGGACCACCGATCACGACACGGCCGGAGCTGTTAATCGAAACGGCCTGGACCTTCCCGATGTCGTCGCCTGTCGCACTCATGGCTGCGTTCAAAGGGGCTCGGAAGCCACCAACCATGCCGTCGTACTTGTCGAAACGGCCATACTGGGTTTGTGCCACTTGTTCCTACACCCCCTCTGGGCGCTAGTTGTTGCTATTCAACGAGATCAGGAGATGCGACCCTTCAACTGTGGGAAGCGCTTCTCGATCCCTGCTTTGTCGGCCCCGGAAGCGGAACCGTTACCGCGCCCCCCAACACCGGTCGCGCCACCACTCCCTGCTGCCGCTGCGTCACCGGGCGGCGGCGTGCTGCCCGTCTTCGGCTTGATCATCCAGGGGTTGGCGTCGGCGATGGCTTTCAGTGCATCCTTCAAGCCTGTGACCGATCCATCGTCCTTGATCTCGACGCCGGAGAGATCTGCCAACTTGAGAGCTGCTGTCGGGTTGTGCCAGTCGTATGTGTTGTCGGTAACGAAAGCGTTCTTGATACGCTCTTGCTGGATCGCCGCTTCACGCTCGGCGAGTTTCTGCTGTGCCTCCGCCAGATCCCGCTTCATCTTCTCCTGTTCGGAGAGTTGGGCGTCCTGGAGCTTCTTCAGCTCCGCCTGGGATTTGGCGTTGTTCTGATCAGCTGCCTGCATCCGCCGGAGGGCCGCATCAAGCTCTGCCTGAAGCTGCTCCGCCGTCTTCGCGGCAGGGGTCTGTGGAGCGGTAGTCGTCTGGGCTTCTCCGCCACCCTGTGCGGTCGTCCCGGTGTTGCTGACTGTCGCTTCGGTCGCAGCGGCACCCTGTCCGCCGTCAGCGCCACTCTGTGCGCCGTCGCCCGTTGGCATAGTCATGATGGCTCCTAGCCTAATGGATGGTCAGGAGGAGCTTAGCGCGATGGTTCTTACGGTTGCGGGATCGGACCACCGACAGGCTCAGACAGCACCTCAGGCTCATAGTCGAAGTCCTGACGCTGCTTGGTTTTCTGCTCGTCATCCGTCATTCGTATACCTCCACATCCAAAAGCCTCGCGCCATTTTCGTTTAGCCCTCGATCGCGCACCACTCGGAACTTCAGCTTGCGTTCCAGGAGCAACTCTGCTTCGCTATCCATACCGCTCAACTCGATGCCGTGCGTTCCCTTTGGAACTAGGATTCGCATCAACACACCACCCGATGATCGCCCGCCGAACAGTTCAGCCTGCTTCTGGCGGGCCGATGTGGACGTGTAGGTCTTCTCGCGCCAGGAGTACCCGGCAAGGTTTCCGTCTGCCCGTGCACCGAAGAACTCTGGAGTGATCCGCCCAGCCCGCCAAACCACAGCGTCGTCAGTCAGGGCTGAGGTCTTCATCGCCGCATCTATCCGTCGCACAATCGACGGTACCGACGCATCACCCGGCTCCGGTCGCAGGGCCGTTCGGGTGCCGCGAAGCACACCATTGATCTCGTTGTAGCGGAAGCCACCATACTCCCCGAGTG